GGATCGCGCGAGTGGCTGGCGACGTTAGGATTCTGCACCAGCGGTCCCCACCAAGATACGACGTGCTTCGGCCCGCAGTTGTGCACCGCGCCAGACCTGTGCTGATACAGGATGTAGACGCCCCAGCGATTGCAGCGGCTGACAACGTGCGTATTAAGCGAGACGCTGGGCAGCACAAGCTCGCGCTCGATCTCACCGGGACGCACGGCAGCGTTCAAGGTTCCAATTTCTCGGGCAACGGTCGCGGCGGAACATGCCCTCTACCTGCGACATCCGTTTCCCACGGCGCCAGCTTCAAGCTTTCATACGTGCAATTCTTGACCTCGGGCCTTCTATTGCTGCAGTCGACGAGAATTAGTTCGTCATCGCCCAATATCTCCACGATCAGCGCTCTCCATTCCTTGTGGCTGACGCACTTGGAGAGTAGGTAAGTCTCGGCTCGCTTGCGGAGGTCGGGATTCATTTCATAACCACAGGCTTATCCAATTCGGTCACCTGAAGGCAAAGACCGCCCCAGCCATCAATCAAATGCCTTATGCCATCACCAGCGGCTAACTCCTCGTCGGTCTTTAACAGTAGTTCTTCCAAATACTTTGGAATCTCACCCTTTTCATAGTAACGATCAAACCAGCCTTTCGCGTTGTACGCCTTTACGAGATCAGGCAACTTATTTCGATCTAGAGTAGCCGAGAGGTCTTCTGGACCGTACTCGTTATAACTCCACAAAAGGTAAACGTAGCTCACACGCACTCCGGCCGCGGATTGATCCTCACCCCGTCGCGGTAATAGCCGAACGCCTTCTTCAGCCTGCGGCGCACCAGAGCGCAGCGACGGCACTGGTAGCCGCCAGCAATTCGGAACCAGAAGTGCATTCTCATCCCGGCGGTCGCTTTACGAGAACGGTTCGCACATATTCGGCACGTTCGGCCGGATTCCATTCACGCGAGCCCCACAGTTTCTGCCCGTCAGGACCGATGTGCGTGGGATACCAGTCACGTTCGGGCGGTCGGTTATTGTCCATCGGCACGGTTTCGTTCATTTCGCCGGCTTCAGTTTCTGCTCGACCGCCGTCGCCGCCTCTCCGTCCTCGTGGATCAGCCGCTCGAGATCCTTGAAGCCGATGAAGCAGTCACCACCCTTAGACCAAGAGTCCGACCACGAATTGCTGAGTTGTGCGAGACCGCGTTTCGTGTCCGCGCCGCGCCACAGGATTGCATGGCCTCCTGCTATACGCGCCCGCGGCGTGATCTTGATAATGCCCTCGCTATCTGGGTTAAACGAATCGTACCAGTTGATCCCCAAAACCACCGGCCCTTGCGTCAGCACAAATTCAAGCGCCGGCTGCAGGCTGAACGCCCAGAGGTACGACTTCAGGCGCCCGAGGTTCGTTACCGCTTGAGCCCCAGCGCGCACGCTTGTGCCGGCCTGCAACTGGTCTTCCGGAAGCTCGATCTCGCGGTCGTTATCCGGGAACTCATCGAGCAGAATTGCCCGCCGGTAGATGTCGAACGGCGTCGGTCCTGCGCTCGTCTGAAGCGGCGCGCAACGTAGGAAGTTCTTCCACGCATGACCTACGCACGTTCCGGTCTGGCCCTGGTCCAGATTCTTCGACGCGATGCTCCACGTCTTCTTCGTTGGCAGCGGTGTGCCGGGTGCCTCAAGCCTGCGTGACATCAGGAAGGCGTGATCGCGTGCGTCAGGTGAGAATCGGCGGCCAAAGTGACGTTTCATGTTTTCATACCTCCCGTATCTCAATGCCGTTGACGATCTGCATGAGCTTGCGCTTCAGTTTGTATACAGAAGTCTTAACACCCTTGGCATCCTCTACGATGACCATGCCGCCACTCTGGTATTCAAAATCCCCGACGTAAACGCATACCTTCTTTCCGTTCACGACAATGGGATAACGCTTCTGCAATCGCAGGTTCGTGATCTCGCCCTGCTCTTGCATTGAGGCCAATACCGCATACCGTTTTGCCTCGCGCTTTGATGCGAACTTGTGCGCGCCTATTTCGGTAGGTTGATTGCCATACTTTCTCGGCACATTGCCTACTCTCTTGGCCTTCGCCGCCCTATTCGCCGCCGTAGCGTTCTTCTGCTCCGGATCCCCGTCCATGCCGCGCTGAACCAGCCGAGCCCCAACGATCTTCACGTCGCCGCGCTTCACCTTTACGTCCAGTTCCTCGGCAGTCCAGCGCAGGCCAGTCATGCCGCCTCCACAATCGCCTGCAAGTGACGTAAGCGAGTCAAATGCTCGTCTAGGAATGCAACCTGTTTTTCTAAGTTATCAAACTCTTCTACTTCTTCAGCCGTAAACGTCCGCTGAAAATCAACAAGTGCTATTTTGTTTAACTCAACCATGCGAGCAACAATCGCGCTACGCATGGTTTCCAGCCGGCGCTTAAATTCATCTAACTTCATGCCGGCTCGACTCTCACCGCCACGTAGCTGAACTCCCCGTAGCTCCCGCTCGCCTGCGCGACCACCAGGCGCGAGGAGATCACGCGGTAACGCTGGCCGGCAACCGTAATCACATGCCCCACTCCATCAGTTCGATCGGATGCGGATCGGCGCCGAACTCGACGTATTGCATCGAGTCCCTGTGATACCAGAGACCGATTGACCCTTCCCAATCGAAGTTTCGTTGTTTGTCGCAAATCAGCATCGCGTCCGGCTTTTTCAGCATCTCGTCCGTAACCTGACCCTGCTCGCGTTGCGCTTCCTTCTTTTTGTTCCGCCATACCGTCATCACGTTGTCTGCTAGGTCGGTGATCGTGCCTGTTCCCTTCGCGTCGAATTTCCCCGGAGGCGCGAACTCGTCGTCTTTCTTCCGCGAGTGCATGACCAGATGCACATTCACCGCGTTATCGTTTTTGAAGGTGCAAAGCGCATCGAGGAATGCTTTCTGCCCGTCGTAATCCGTCTCTGCGATACCGCAGCGCATGAGCGAGTCGATGACGATCTGCGTTATGCCGAGGTTCACGACCGACCACCGGCATACCGCTATCAGATGGCGCCAGTTCACGCTTCCGATATGATCGTAAAGCCACACGCGATCATCCGACCATTCGTGAAACTCGCGACACGCTACCGGGCCCGGCTCGCGCTGCTTTGTCGCCTGCCGCGTCATGCGTTTGAGCGTCAGCACCGGCCGCATTTCCATTGAAGCGATCAGACACTTTTCGCCCTGCGCGGCCGCGCACAGCATGATCTGGTTCAGCACCAGCGATTTGCCATGACCGTTGATTCCAGGCCACAGGGTTAGCTCGTGCGGCCGCAACCGGAAAAGCGTCGACGTCTTGTTCCACGGCAGGTAAGTCCCCTGCTGTTCCGGCGGTAACGAGAAACTGTCGATAACCTGCTGTAGCCAGTAGGAAGCTGGCTTGACTACCTGCCTCGCTTCCGGCTCAACGTAGAACGAACTGAAGTCGATATCGTCAGCTATGAGCTGCATCAACGATCCTCTCGTGTTCGATTTCAGCGCCGCCAAAGTAGGTCACAGCGAAGGCTCGCGGTTCAGCCGCGAGTATTTCCTGGCAGGTTCTCACGACTTTCGCCCGATCGAGGTAGGTGCAAAGGCCTACATTTAGCCCATGCAGCACGCGCCAATCCTCGGTTTGATCGGGATTGAAAAGCACCGGGTAAAGGTCGCGTTGTCGAGCATTTCTGGCGATATCCCGCGACTCGGTGACGATCACCATGCCGAGTGGCCGCGCGCCCCGCATCCGCATTCGTAGCAGGCTAGCCGGCATCAGACGGCGCCTCGCGTGTAATCCGACTCGCGCCCGTTTTTCTTCGGTTTACCCTGCAGGATACGCATGGCATACGACTTTGGATCGTTCGTCCCTCTCGCCTCCAAAATCGCGTCTTTAACCGTGTCCTCAGGCCAATCCTTCAGGCACTTCGAAACCCAACTGCGTGACGTCTCCAGCGAGAGACCTGATTCCGTGAGAACGGTTCTAGCCTCATCCCAGATTCCACGCGGCGAAGCCGCTTCTTTTGACTTTGGTTTTACTTCTGGTATCTGGCTAGGGTTACGGTTCGGTTCTCGAATCGGTTTACGGTTCGGTTCTTTTTCCGAAACCGATTCGGTTAACGATTCGGTTTTACGTGGTCGCCCTCCTTTCTTACCAAGTTCGCGGTTTATCGCAACCTGCTTTCCATGCTTCTCAATCTCCTCGTCGGCCCGTTTGTTGTGCCTGGTGCCGTCGCCATTCACTGGGAAAAACTCATCAGCGACTTTCTCTACCGCCTTGCGCTCCGCAGCACCGTGGGCGCCAGCAATGCGATACAGAGAATCGTTGTCGGGAGGAAGTGATCGTGCAGTCGAGTAATAATGGTCGAGCAGCGTGTTGTAGGCGCCCTTTTCAATCATGGAAAGGTGAGCTGTCTTGCGAGCGAAATCGCCCATGAATCGTTTGTAAAAGTTCACTCACAATTCCCTTGTTCTTGCTCTCGTGCAGGGATTGAATCAGAGAAAATAGGATCAGCCCCAGCCCTTTATTTGAGTCCCATTTCGCGCTCCATTTTGTCGACCTGCGCCTTCGACCGTTCCCGATGGAGCCGGCACACTTCCAGCCAGAGTTCGATCGAGCGCTGCTTGTTGCCGATTGCTGCGGCGCAAACGCTCTCGTCCATGATGCGCTTTAGCTTCTGCTCGTGCGAGAGGTCGAGGAGATCTGAAATCATTTTTTCTTCCGCTCGTAATACTGTCTGGAAGCTATGACATGACACTCCAAGCAACGGATGTAGAGCCGACCATCATTCGAAATGACATAGGAGTTAGAAGGCTTCTTTGGGTGCCCGCAGTTGAAGCGTCCGGTGCGCAGCGGCTTGCTCTGGAGCATCAGCAGTTCGTTGGCGGTCAGCGTCATGCGGCAAATTCGAAGTCGTGCTGTTGTTCGTCCTGCTTGCCCGCGCGGGCGGTCTCGAGGTTCCTGACGGCCTGCCGGTAGTAAGATGGCTTCAGTTCAAATCCGATGCCCTTACGACCAGCGCAGACGGCGCTGTAGACCTCGGATCCAACTCCCATGAACGGCGTGAGCACCGTCTCGCCCGGATTGCTCCAGAGCGTCAGGATGCGGTCTATCACGTCGAGTTGGAGCGGGTGGACGTGCTTCTCGTCCTCTTCGTCGCGCGCCTCTTTGAACGGGAGAACGCGTCCGAGACGAATATCATCCCAGAATGCCGAGGCATACTGGCGCCAGATCCAATGCGAATAGCGGTTCTCGATCTGGTTTCCGGTCCATCCACGGTAAGCGAGGATTTCTGTCGGCGGCCGGCGCTCGCCCGCATAATCCAGCAATCCAACCGGGTGCGCGATGGGGATTTGATTCTCACCCTTGCGCCGAAACACTAGCAGGTAATCCGCACTGGCTGCCGAACACCGGGACGAGTCATCTACGATCGTCTTGTGCGCGAGGTTCTTTGCCATCGTCCGGTTACGCACTGCGAGCGGTTCCTTCCACACGGCATAGCGCGCGATGTAGCGGAATCCGTTCTTCTCATGCAGTCGGATGATGTCGCCTGGGAAGTCGATTAGATAATCGGTCCCGCTATTACCGCTCGGGACGTCCATCGCGTGAACAGCGGTCATGCGGCCTGGAAGCGTGAGCCGGAACAGTTCCTGCACGACGAACGCGTAATGATCGAAGAACTGCGCGTAGTCTTTGGAATTCGACAGATCACGCTCGCTGGAGCTGTAGGTATAGAGTGCACCGGACGAGGTTGCGAACGGTGGAGAATAAATCGAGAGTGCCACCGATGAATCAGGCAACGCACGCATACCTTCGATCGCATCCCCGCAATAGATGGCGTATTTATCCGTGATGACTTGCTCTTGTACGCTCATACGTGGCTCCAAGAAATGCGGCGCACTATGCGATGCACGGACGTGGTAGCGATGCCGAACTGGAATGCAATCTTTTGTAAAGACAGTCCTGTCTCTCGCAGTTGCCGGATTCTCACCACATCTTGCTCTGATATGCGCGCTCGCGGGTTTTTATCTCCACGCTTGTCACGCGTGACCGACTGTTCGCGGAAAGCCGCTAGGCGCCCGTCCTCTGACATATGGCATCTGCGGCATAGGAATTCGATGTTGCGACGTGTGTTATTCGCAGTGTTGCCATCTTTGTGATGACGATCTGCTTTTTCATTGCCGCACTTTTCACATGACTGCGGAGAGTATGCCCGTAACGCCCGCGAGCGTCCGCCTCTTACCGATACGGAGTCGCCTGTGAAATGATGGTGTTCTGGTCCGCGCTTGATACGCTTTGCGATGTGCTCTGCGCTTTGCTTATAACCACGCTTCGGTCCTACAGCCATGCCGGCACCTGTTGTTTTGTATCGAACGTCCGCGTTTTACTCACTGCAATCGCATCGTTCATGTGTTTGACGAGGGACGAAAACATGCGGTCGGCTTGCGTGGCTTTACGCTGTAGATTCTTCATCACACCGCGCTCGCCTTCGGTCGTTACGATGTCCACCGTGACCGGACGCTGTTGACCGAATCTCCAGCAGCGTCGAACGCCCTGGTAATACTGTTCGTATGAGTGGCTCGGGAAAAACGTAACGTGCGCGCAATGCTGGAGGTTCAATCCCCATGCGCCGATCTTCGGTTTCGTTACGAGAACGCGGGCTTGTCCACGAGCGAATGCAAGTAGCTTTTCTTCCTTTTTCTCATCCGAATCCTTGCCGCTGACCTGAATCGCATCGGGGATCATCTTTTCAAGTAAATCACCCTCGGCGTTCATGTGACACCAGACGAGCGCCGGTTCTTTCGTCCCGTTGACGAGTTGCGCAACACGGTTGCAGCGTTCGACGATAGTGCGTTTGCGCTCTTCGCGCTGTTCATCCAGACCTACGGCCGGCAGCGCAAACAGCATTCCATCGGCTAGTGTTTCAGCTTTTACGATATGCTCGTGTTCGATAAGCGATGGCAGAACGAATCGGCCATCATCGCACCCGAGATCGGACGGTTTACGACAGGCGCGCGCCCATGACGCGACCCACTTCCAGAACGGTTCCTCGGCGTGGCCTTTGAAGCGCCACTTATCCGTATGTCCGCCCGGAGGTTCATTTGTTCGCGGATATCCATGACCTGTATAGCGCATGGGTTTTACGGTATGTTGGTCATTCTTAAAAAATCTAGTCAGCATGTCGGTATAACCGAGTTCCCCGAGCGCCTCACTACTCGTGCCAAGTTCGATGTAGTCGTTCGGCGCCGCAGTGGCTGTGGCCAAAAGACGATAGGGAAGTTGACGCGCGAACTCGGTGACCGCGAAACGGGTTCGGCCATCGAATGACTTCAGAATGCTCGATTCGTCGCAGACGATGCCGACGAAATCCTGCGGATTGAAATAGTGCAGGCGTTCATAGTTCGCGATGACGATTCCATCGTGTAACTCGCCCGCGTGCGACCGATGCACGTCCGCATCAACGCCGAATTTCTCGCACTCGGTAATGAACTGGTGCCCGACCGCGAGCGGCGTAAGCAGGAGAACGCGCCCGCCGGTCTTGCGCACCACGTTCTCAGCCCATACGATCTCCTGTATGGACTTGCCGAGACCGCAATCCTCGAACAGAGCACAGCGGCCTTTGCGCACCGCCCAATCTACAAGTGACTTCTGAAAATCAAACAGGAAGTCGGGAAGATAGATCGGCGCAAATCCGGACTCGCCACCGCAATGCAGCTTCTGCTCGAGAAAACGTGTGTAATCGCTGATATCGCTCATGTTCACCCCACCACCGCCACAACCACCATCACGACCATCGTTACTAGCGCGACCGCTCTCAGGGCGGCCCAGAGAACGAGGTCGTAGGGTTCGCGCATGGCGTTTGTCAATCGTCTCTGCCTGGGCCGAAAGCGCAGTCGCGGGCGGTTCTCATGTCAGATCGCAGTCTTTGATGGCTTGGAGGAAGATCGCTGCAATAGCGGGCACGATGGCATTTCCGAGAGCAGCGAGTCTGGCTCTAGGCGTGTCCAGCCTGCGGGATAGCCCATGCGTCTCTCCCATTCCTCCGGGTCGATATTGGCGCCCTTGCACCCCGGCCACTTCTGCATTGACGCGCAATTCTGATTCGCCGTCGCAGTGGGTGTGGCCGAGAATCCAGTAGCGTGTGCGCCTATGGTCGAATCCGACGGCACAAGCCGGAACTTCAAACGTTTGCGTTTCGTAGCCGATGGAGTCCAGGTCAGAAACCACTTGCTCGAGTGCCACGCTGTCGATGTGAGTAACGTTCTCACAGAGCACGCAAGCGGGCCGGCATGCTTTGACAACGCGCAACATTTCCGGCCAGAGGAAACGGTCATCTTCCGTGCCGTTGCGTCTCCCGCGACTGGCGGAACTGAACGGCTGACAGGGGAATCCTCCGGTGATAATGTCGCACTCGATTCGTTGAACAGATCGAACGTCGTCATAGATCGGCACCCCGGGCCAGTGCTTCCGCAGGACTGCTTGGCAATACGGCTCGATCTCGCAGAAAGCTACAGTCTCGTAACCGCCAACCATGCGCGCAGCCAGAGCAAATCCCCCGATCCCGCTGAACAGGTCTAGATGTCGAAGCATGCTTCACGCGATGTGCACCAGCGCGACAATGGCGAGGGTAAGCATGAGCGTGAGCGCGGCGGCCTCGAGCCACTCGACGGTTACGCGCAGGCGATAGTCGGGCTCGAAATGAGGCACGGGGCGTGACCGCGGCCGCGGCTGGCGGGGATGTAAAGCGTGGTAAAGCCTGATACTGGCCATGCCTACCACCCTTCCGCGGTCTAATCGGCCGCAATGCCTTGTTGCGGATAGGGGCGAGTGGCTTTTAGAATCACCACAAGTCCCGTGCTCATGTTGCGATGACACGGTGATTCAGAAGCGGCTCGGAGCTACGCACTCCGGGCCGTTTCGCTATCTAGGGTATTACTCTTGCAGAGCCGCCTAATACTGACATTTTCTCACGCGAACGTCACGCCTTGGACTATACGGCGACTTCGCGTTGCTCCGCCCGAATATCAGCGCGGGACCACGCTTTTTATTGCACGATCGGCACAGCGGCACGACCGCCAACGGGCGCGTGTAGTCACGATGATCGTAAATCTGCGCGAAGGCTCCGCAATCCACACAATACGCGGTATCAATCGGAGGTAAATCACCGTTTTCTACGGCCTTCCGAACCGCGCTGTACGCGCGTGCTTTGTCTGCGTTCGTTCGTTTGACGCACGCCCAGCAGTAAACCGAATGCGGCTCTCGCTCGAAGGCCGATCCACAGCGCACGCAAAGGCTGATGACATTCACAACCGCTTGCCTTTCTTCTGGGCTGGCTTCTGGCCCGTCAGCAGGTAGTTCCGGACGATCAAAAGCCGCCGATAGGACGGTTCCGAGGCGTAATCGTCCGCCCCGACTTTGGTAATCCACGAGTAAGAGACCGCCGGGCGCAAATCATCGGCAATCTTCCTCCACTCGCCCCGGCGACTCCTGAGCGCCGCCGCCACTTCCGCAAATAGATCATCCATACGGCGGATACTACCGTAAAATTTTGCGCGTGTGCAAGCTATACATTAAAATAATGCTTGCGTATCTGGTAAAACTTTGATAGTATGATTCTACGGTAACAAACAAAGAGGCCAGCAAAATGACACGCACACATACACCGTCCCCGTGGAAATTCAATACTGACGCAGACATTATCGAATCCTCGGACGAGCGACAGCTTGCGGCGGTATACGGTCCGAAAGCTGAGGCACATGCCAACGCCCGCCTGATCGCGGCGGCGCCGGATCTCGTCGAAACACTCGACGCCTTGGTGCAGAAACTTGACATGATTGCGCCAAATATTGAAGCCGCAATTCTGTGCTGGCAGCGGCAATTTCCCCACCAATTGTTCATCGGTTATGCCGCCGAAATAACCGCGGCCCGTGACGCGCTCGCCAAGGCCGCGGCCGCAAAATAGTCCCGAAGCGTCATGCCAGGCAGGGAGACGAGATGAGTTATACGCCCCGCGCTGTGCGTCAAGCCATGCGACCCGACACACCAGAAGCGGTCGCCGAGCGCATCTATTACCGCCGCGTTGTGAAGCCGACTGTCGAACGCGAATTCGCGGATCGATATCCGACCTTCCCTGAAGGCTTCACACGAGAGCAGGTCATGGAAGCGATTGACTGGCAAACGCGACGGCTCCAAGAGCTTGCCGCTCAGTGGAACACATGAACGCATTTTGTGCAGGCAGGGAGACGAGATGAGCCTTTACGAAGTTTTCACGCGCGACGGCGAAACGTTTCTCGGCAAGCGTTGGCTTTGGTCGTGGCAGGCAGCGGAGCTGCGCGGTCGTGGTTACATCGTTGTTCTGTGGTGACGCCGCCACTTTCTGGGAGATGGAGATGACGAGACAGGAAGCTAGGGTAGTCCAATTTTTATCGATGATTCTTGGCTGCGTTCTGTGTGGGATTTTACTCTTATGCCTGACCGCGATCGTCGGCGTGACCAAGGTGTTGTGAAAAAACTAGCGCGATTCGCGAATGTCTCGCGAGGCAAGGCAGGGAGACGAGATGAGCCAGATCCAGTTTCTTCAAAAATGCGCCGCCGCGATGAACGGCTACCGTGAGCTGACGCAGGACGCTTCCTACGGTTCGCGTGTCGAGAACGGCCGCATGCAGCTCGTTCGCGTGACGTTCGATGAGCGCGGCAAGAGCCAGATCGAGGAATGCAGCGAGTGGATGCCGGTCGGCGAGTGGCTCGCGTTCATGGATTCGATTGCGGTCTGAGGCAGGGAGACGAGATGAACGCGAGTTGCCTTTGCGGCGTGATCGAAAAAGGTCTGCCGCTTCCCGAGCGCGCCACATACGGCTCCATCGTCGGGACCTTGCGGCAGATGGAAGTCGGAGACAGCGCGTTCTTCCGCGGCGCCACGGTCAACTCTATCAATTCCGGCGCGCGGTATGCGCTGGGAAGCGGGAATTACACGCTGCGCAAACTGAGCGGCGGCGTGCGCGTCTGGAGGACAACGTGAACGCCTGTATGACGCCGCGCAAGCCCCACTTCTGGTTCAAGGACGGCAAGTGGCACGTGAAGACTAACTACTTTCTCGTTGATGGCGTATCGCCTGCCGACTGCTTCCTCAGCTTGTGCGGCGAAGAGAGTCAGGCTGGCGCGAGCGCGAATGCCCCGTGGGTAAAGCAGTCATCGATGCGCGCGATCGGGACAATTATGCGGCGGGGATTGTGGCGATGAATAGCGACGGTAGCCCTACCCGCCTTGAGCTTGCCGCTGCTTACGAGGCCGAGCGGCGCCGACGCGAAGAGAAGAAGGACGATGCGCTCCGCACGGCGCGCGAATACCTGGAGGCGCTGCCGGAGGCGTATGACGTCGGGCCGGTGATCGAAACCATTGATGAGGCTTTGCAGCAATGATGGAGAAATACATTCTGGTCGATCGTGAACCGAAGCGTTGCGACGACATTCTAGAGTGGGGACGTTGGTATGAGACGGCCCAACGCCATATTGGCGACGACACGATCAATGGCGTTCGTGTATCGACCGTGTTCCTCGGACTAGATCACAGTTTTAGTGAAGGAGATCCGATCCTATTCGAGACGATGGTATTCGGCGGCGAACACAACGAATGGCAGGAACGCTATTTTACTTATGACGAAGCTGAAGCGGGACATAAGAATGTCGTCCGGCGGATTCGCCTAGGATTACACCCGAGTCGCGAGAACCTCATCGATGCCATTCGGGAAGGTAAGGCGCCATGATGGACCGCATCCTCTGGCTGATCCTGCCGACGTGCCTGCTGCTCGCGACGGTGTTCTTCACGGCGGTTACGCTGCTTTCGATATTTGGGAGATGAGATGAAACATACGCCCGGACCGTGGGCAGTTCATTGGCCCGGTTATACGGTTGAGGCCGTTCATCCAGTTAGGAACGATGCAACGGGGAAAACTCCAGTCGCGTTCGTAACTGGATATTTTGCCGGTCAACAGACAGCTAACGCTCTTCTGATCGCCGCTGCGCCTGAACTATATGAGGCGCTACAGGCCATGCTGAACGGCGTCTATCACTACCATGATACCGCCGAACAGATTGCGGGGAACTGCGGAGAGTACCAGACCGTTAGACGTGCCCGCGCCGCTCTCGCCAAAGCCCAAGGAATATGCCGATGACAAACGACGAAGTAAAGGTAGCTGCGGTGCTCGCGTTCCACCGCTTCTGCGCTGAGCAGAACATCGCCACATGCAACTTCGGCGACGAAGTGAAGATGGCGTGGATGGCCGCGTTCGTGGAAGGATGCCACTGGTCTGTGGATAAGACGACTACGGAGGCCATCGAAATGCGGCGCCAGGAACACGAGGAAACGATGCGGCTGTTGCTGCAGGAAGGGAAAGCGTGATGAAAGACGGCGGTCCAGCGTTTCCGAAATTATCACATTCAGATCATTACGTGAGTGAGGGTTACAGCATGCACGCCAGCTCCGATGGAATGTCCCTGCGCGACTACTTCGCGGCAGCGGCGCTCAACGGGATTCTCTCTAACGATGAAACGATGCGCCAAGGAGTTCTGCTGACCAAGGACATGAAGGGCGTCGATTCGCTACAGACCGTAAATAGCCTACTTGCCTACGCCTATGCTGATGCCATGCTCAAGGCGCGCGCGTCAAACCGTGGATAATGAAGACGCGGGCATCTGGATCGGGATCGCCTGGTCGATTCTTTTCAGCGCGGGCTTGTGGCTGATCGGCGGGCTGATTCTGTGGTGGATATGGGAAGTCATGTGACATGACCTTAGAAGATCGAATCACGCAACTAGAAACAGAGTGTAAAGAAACGAGGCAAGCTCTGGAGTCTATCCTGCCATTCGTGGACGACGCGGAGGACGTGGCGAGCGTTTTCCCTGAGTCGGCGGCATCGGATCAATGTCGCGCCGCCGTGCAACTCGTGCGCGCTGTTCTGGCGAAATACCCATGAGCAACGTCCTGACCGTGCTCATGCTCTTGATCGCCGTCACGCTCATCGTGCTAGCGGCGACGGTGGGAGCCGCGACGTGAACGACTGGGCGCTTTTTGACGGAATACTCGTGCTGCTCGTGATGGTGGCTCTGTGGCTGATCGCGATGCACTACGAAGGCAGAGAATGAAACTTCTTCTACGGGAGGAATGTATGAGTCTTTACAACGCACTTTTCGGCGTCAACAAAGCCGCGCCGCTATTGCTCGCGATGCTCGGGACCAAGCCAGACGATGTGCCGCGCTTTCGTGATTGCTTTTTACAAGACGGCCAGATTGTGATTCACACCAGAACGGGAGGCGGCAATCGAGATAGCTACGAAAATCCGGAGCGCCGTCGCGAAAGCTATCCAGACATCTATGACACGGAAGAAGCGGTTCAACAGGGGCCGTTCAACGAGGACTTGCGCCAATTACCCGGCTACGTTTCCGACGAAGACGATGATTTCGATAGTACGTATGCCAACTTCTATTACGCGATACCGGAGCAATTCAAGCATCTGCTCGACAAGATACCCGAGGGAGAAGACCCGGCGAAGCGCTGGCAAGACACATTCGCAAAACTCGAAGACGGCGACCTAAACGACCCTGTCGTAAAGCGTTGCATGGCTGTAATGGAACCGATAGTAACAGAGATCAAAGACACACTCGACAACGGTAAGGGCGGCATCGTTTCGATATGAACAAACCATACCGCCTGCTCGATCCCGGTTTCGTCTACACGCCGAGCCATGCGAGCACCCCTGAACGCCTGCACGCCCGCATGAAGGAATGGCGCGAGCAGGCCAAGCAGAAGCGCAAGGAAGACGAGGAAGGTCACGCCGCTGAAAAAGAAAGTCGAATGCGATGAGTGACATCCCGAAGCCACGCATCTCGCGCTCATCTATCTTGCCCGGATGGGAATGTAGAGGCCACGGCTATTCCGCTATGGGCTCGTGGGAGACGCCGCGCATGGCTTACCTCATGTGGCTAGAGAATTTCACACAGACAAACGCGGAATTTTATAAAGCACTTCAACGGATCAATCTAAAGGTATCGCAATGCAAAACGAAGTTGTAACGCCGCAAGAGACAACGACGGTTGCGACCGTGACGCCGATGCGCCTGCTGGAGATCGCCACGCAGCGGGGCGGTTCTATCGAGGAACTCTCTAAGCTGATGGATCTCGAGGAACGCTGGCAGAGGAACCGCGCCCGCGCTGCCTTCGATGAGGCAATGGCCGCAGCTAAAGCCGATATCCCGGTAGTGAAGAAAAACAGAGAGGTCGATTTCGTATCGCAGAAAGGACGAACGAACTACCACTATGAGGACCTAGCTGAGATCGCCCGCACCATCGACCCGGTGTTATCGAAGCACGGCCTCTCCTACCGCTACCGCACAAGCTCCCAGCCTAACGAGCCAGTCACGGTAACGTGCATCATCTCGCACCGTGGCGGGCATTCGGAGGAGAACACGCTATCGGCCGCTCGAGATGACTCTGGAAATAAGAACAGCATCCAAGCTATAGGCTCGACCATCACATTTTTACAGAGGTATACGCTGAAAGCCGCTCTCGGGCTGGCTGCGGCGCAGGACGACGACGGGCAGACAGCCGAGAAACCTGCCGTCATTCCCGATCCCGAAGGCAAGGCGAAACTGGAAGAGTGCGGCTCCATCCGCTCTTTGAATGAAACATGGAAGGCGCTTACAGGAAGTCAGCGCAAGACGCTTTCGGCAGTTGCCAATGAATGCCGCGAGCGTATCAAAGCGGCCGACAAGGAAGCCGCGCAAGCATGAAGAACCGCGAACGCCTTCTGTTGATGCATATCTTCAATCAAATGAAGAAGCGATGCTACGACTCTACGCACAAACAATACAAAGATTATGGTGGACGTGGCATCACTATATGTGATCGATGGATTGCATCGTTCGATGCGTTTTACGCAGACATGTCACCCCGTCCCGCTGGCCTCTTGCTAGATCGGCGGGACAATGATGGTCCTTATTCGCCTGCCAATTGCCGGTGGGTTAGTAGATCGGAATCTAATAGCAATCGGCGTAACTGCATTTATGTTTATTATCACGGTGAGCGCATCACTCTAAAAGAGGCGAGCCGTCGTGCTGGCTTGAAGTATCGGCGCGTCCATAAACGAATTATCGAGCATGGCTGGACAGTGGAAATGGCGCTTACTCTTCCGATAGGGCAAGCGTGGGGAACAAAACGGAGGGGCACGTGAGCGCCCCGCAAGGCAGCGCTGCTTGGCTTGCAGAAAGAGCCGGGGCGGCGACCTGTAGCCGCTTCAAGGATGTATTAGCCCGCACGAAGTCAGGAGAGGCCGCTACTCGGCGGAACTACAAAGCGCAGCTCGTCGTCGAGAGACTTACGGGCGAGCCTATGGAGAGTTACCAGAACGCGGCAATGGCGCACGGCACAGCAAGCGAGCCGCTCGCACGTGAGGCGTACGAGGCTTTCAGTGGGAACCTCGTCGAGCAAATCGGCTTCCGGCAGCACCCGACGATCGAATGGTGCGGCGGATCGGTCGATGGACTGGTGGACGATGAAGGCATTATCGAGATAAAGGCGCCTTACGTGCCGAGCGTCCACTTAGACACACTGCTTAACGGCATGCCTCCAGAGCACATGCCACAGACGCAAGGGCTGATGCTTGTCCTGGATCGCCAGTGGTGCGATTTCATTTCCTGGGACGTGCGTTTCCCAGAGCATTTGCAGCTCTACGTCGAGCGCGTCGAGAGAAACGATGCCTATATCGAAACCCTACAGAAAGAGGTCATTACCTTTCTCAAGGAAGTGCAATCGCTGCACGATCGCCTGATGAACCGCACTCCGCTTATCGAGCAGCTTGCCGCGAGCCTGGACGTGGCTGGTTCGCAAGCATGACACGCACAGACTTTTACATACTCGTGCGCGCTCTTGGTAAGGCATTGGATTTGGCCGATGCGCCCTTAGGCGAGTCGGCAGAGGATGAGTGGCGAGCCGCATACGCAACGCTGCGCATTATTGAGGCTGACTACAAGAAACGCTATTTGGCCCTTCCGCCAGAATGACGAGTCTAATGTCAATTCTCCTGCCGCAGTCGCCGCCCGAGCCGAGAGGCGCGAGAGTGGTGACGTGGGAGATACCAGAACCTCCGAAGCCGGAACCCAAACCGCAGCCGATACCCATGACGAACGCTGAGAGAGCCGCTAAACGCCGCCTCGCTACGAAAGCCTGGGCCGAGAGAAACACGGAACACAGGCTTGAATACAACCGCGAATACAAAGCTAAACGCAGGAGGAAAGGCGTGCCGTCCTTACACCGTCTATTCATATTGCACGAGACGCAGCACGTTGCGGGTGTCAGTTCGTTCCTGCAATCGAACTGGAAGGCGTTTGCGGATGCCGGCAAGCCGTTGCAGGTCGCGATAACTGAATACAAGTCGAAGCGTAGCGACGATCAGAACAAACGATACTGGGCTGTGCTGCGGGAGATTGCGGAAAAGGCGTGGATCAACGGCAAGCAATACTCGGACGAAGTCTGGCACGAACAGATGAAGCGGCAGTTTATCGGCATGGAGTCGCTGCCCAGCGGTGGGCATTACGGAATCTCGACCACGAAGCTCAGTGTGTCCGCATTTGCAGAATACATGACGCAAGTAGAACAATATGCTGCGTCAGAGCTGGGCGTGCAGTTCGATGCGTGCTGAGGACCGCCACAAAGAGCGCGTGCATTCTGTCGGCTGCTCAGTCTGCCGTCGTCTCGGACGCGGTTACGTTCAGGCCCAAGCTCACCACGTTGCGGAACATACCGGCAAGCGTCACCCGTTCGCGCTGGCGAATCTCTGCGAGGAGCACCACGATCCGCACCGGACAGGATCGGGCTTTCACGGCATGGGGACGAAACGCTTCTGTTCGATATTCAAAGTGCCGGGTGAAACTGAATGGGGTTTATTGGCGTGGGCGATTGAAGACTTGGAGAGATACGCATGATGGCTATCTGTGAGAAATGCGGCGCTCGCATTGAATGCGGACACCGGATTGAGGGCTGGCGCGGCATCCTGGTTACGGCGTTCTGGGACGTCGTCTTCACGCTCGTCTTTGCGGCGGTACTTCTGTACGTGTATTGCCCCGAGCCGCCGCTGCTCCCGCTTAACCCGAAGGTGACGTATGGCTGATCAACCGGGCTGGGTCAACATTCCGCGCTGGGCGTGGAACCATCAGCATCAACCGCAGGAGCAGTGGCGATGACTGACTTTCTGACGAAGAAAGCACGCGAAGTCGGACTCGCTTCCGACCCGGAGGCGATGAACGACGTGAGCGAACTGGTGCGGCGAATCGAGTCGCTTGCAGAGAAGGCGACGCCCGGTCCGTATTTCATCAGCGGTGATGATGCTGCGGATACGACGGCTCATCGCAACAGCGGACTTGCGCTGATCGATACCGGGCGCAACGAGGACTGGCCTGTGCTGCGGCTTGGCGAATGGCCTACCACACGATTCATAGCGGAATTGCTCAACGCATGGCCTGAGATCAGAAAATTGCTGCTGGAGAAATCGTCTGCCACGGCCCGCGCCGAAGCGGCAGAGGAAGCACGCGATTCACACATGCGCCTTTGTATCGGTGAAATGCGACGCGCCGAAGCGGCAGAGCGGGCATGGATTCCGGTTAGCGAGAGGTTGCCAGACCCGATACCCGTTCACCCTGTCGGCAACTATTCAGCATACGTTCTCTGCTATTGCCGTGGATGGATACCGCCCACTTACGCTATGCAAGCGGCATTTAATGGAAATGGCGAGTTCATCGGATGGGTCGGTCAATCAGCACAGACAGATTGCGTTACACACTGGATGCCGCTTCCGGCTCCACCCGACGCCGCGCTAGCCGCCCCGCGCGAGGGAGGGAAATGATGAACGAAGAATGTTCCGTGATCGTTCGTGCGGGGGCGGGTTACTACCGCTATACGTCCAAGCCGTCTAACTGTCAGCTAAAGGCAGTCGTTGAACGTGATGGACGATGGTGTTGCAAGCGCCACGATCCAGCCAAGCTCAAGCCCGCCCGGCGCGCTGACGAGAGGGACGCATGATTGCTAAATATGTTCCGGCAGGAGACATGCCAAAAATGCCTCAGGGGATAAGGCTTTGGAGAGAACGCGCTGTCCGTAACTATGTTCTCGCAATGGCCGCTTATCTGCGGGCGAGGGAACCAACTGACGCAGCGTGTCAAAGGCAACGGGTTAGGGGACGTGAACGGGAGCCTTGGTGATCTGGCGCCTGATCCACCACTGTATAGCTCACCCGTTGCTGCTCACATCAACGCAGCGGGCTATGAGATTCCATGATTGGACAGCCAGCAAAGGATGGGGAGAGAGGGACGCATGAGCACGCCGAGCGAGACGCTGAATGCTGTAGACATTGAGTTGCTACGTGACTTCCTGCTGCATGGCCGGATGTTCTCGGACGAATGGCTGAAACTTATCAACCTAACATGTGATGCGGCTTTAGACCGAGCCCAGGCGCGCAGGGAGTTGGAGGAGGCGAAGCGTGTCATCGACGGACTTCGCATAACTGGAACTGTGCGTGTCGAAACCGAAGCACAGCACGCCCTCGTCTCCGCGCAGGCCGAGAACGAACGGCTGCGGATAGCTCTCGAAATGCACGATGAGATAGAGAAGCGAACGAACGCTCGCGCCGACTCTCTCGCTGCCCTCGTAAAGCAACTGCAACTCGAACAGGATACTGCCATCGAACGCGCCGACTCTCTCGCTCGCGAGCTGGAGACGATCAAAGATCTGTATGAGGCTGGCAAGAGGCACTGGAATCCAGTCTACGAGATTGTTCTGAACGAGCGCGACAAGCTCAAGGCGGAGCTGGAGACGATTCGGGCAATACACGCAGACTGGAATATGAACGCGGATGTCACTGACCTGATGGCCATGATCCGCATAGACGCCGCCCTCCAGCCCCGAGGCGAACATGAGTGAACTGACGCGCGCAGATATTGCGAAGCTACTAGAGCGATGGTTGCACAGCGGGTGCCCAGACTGCCTAGGCGATTGCGCGTCTGCCAATCCACCAGTGACTTGCTGCATTGTCCGAGAAACCTACGATGCCCTGCGCTCCCTCTCTGCGCCCGAGCGCGAGGGGTGGGTGAGCGTGCCGAAGGAACCGACAAGGGAAATGCTCGCGGCTGCGTTGGGCAAGCCCGGATTGCAGCTTTTGAACATGGATAGACTGCCCGCCGGTCAAATCGTAAAGATATGGAGCACCATGCTCGCCGCCCTATCAAATGAGTGAGCTTAAAAGCTGTCCGTTCTGCGGCAGTGATCGAGTGGCTCTCTGGAAGCCGACCTGCAATCGTCAGTCACCCTATAACCCGGCCGATCGCGCTTACCCGGAGGTCGGGTGTCGCGACTGTTTCGCCTCGGCTCACGGGAAAGATTGGGACGAGACTGGGCGCACAGCCATAGCAGCCTGGAACCGTCGCGCGAGCGCGCAGGATGCGAGAGAGGCGGCAGACGCCGCGCGCTGGCAACATTTCGTGTCTCATATCAGTGGTGGACGTGACCCGCACGGACGCGAATGTTTCGTTATCGAGATTCCAGACCCACGTCCCGGCGTCAGCATCATGCGCGGCTCGGTTGCCGAACATTTCACCGACGCGATAGACGCCGCCCTTCGCGCCGCCGCGCCGAGCGGGGAGGACTAAATCCGCCCCAGCACCAGCAGCACCACCAGGACAATGACGATGAGACCGATGGCGCCGACAGGTCCGTGGCCCCAGCCCGAGTGATAGCCGTAACCGCCGCCGCCGAGTAAGACGACGATGAGAAGAATCACCAGTAGCGTGGTTACGTTCATGGGAGGTTCCTCCTAAATGGCCGACATTTTCGTGGTTGAGAAAAGCACGGATCTGGAAATCTACAGGAACGATACCGGCTTTAACTTGTGCGTAAATGACCCGGACTGGGGCGATAGCGAAAGCGGATGGGGATGCCGCGCGCGCATTCAACTCACCGATGTGGAAATGCGCGGACTGATTGAATGGGCGACCAAACACTTAGCATGAACGATACGAACCTTATCCTGTGCAACATCTGGTGTGCTGCATCGCTTGTTTTATCAGCGAACGATTACCTGTGGCATTCAGGGGCGGCGCTATTCTTAGCGTTGCTATTCATTGCCTCGCATCTATGGTCGCAAGGCACTCCGACGTCTGCTCAGACTACAGTCCAGACGGCACAGGCAACGGAACAGTAGTGCCACCGAGCGGAACCATGCACTCAGCGAGAATGGTTACTTTGTTGCCGTCCCGCTTGTATTCAACCTTGGAGCAGTATTCGAAGCTCGGCGTATTTCCGACGATCTGCGAGCCGAGAGCGGAGCAGCCGGCCAGCGCCGCGATGACGATAACGAGAACGAGCGCATAACGCATGGAGGTTCCTTTTGACGGACGAAAAACTGCGAGAGATTTGGGCGCTGTGTTTCGAGAACGACGAGGCAGATGATGTGAACGATATTCACGACCTGACAGCACATTGCCGCGCCCTGATAGCCGAAGTGCGGCGGCTGCAGGAACGCGTCAGGCAACTCGACCCATACGGACGAGGCGTAGTGTCCGCTAGCGAGGACTTCTAACCCTCCCGCATCATCTGCGCTAACCGCTGCGCCCTAGCGCCTACCTGCACCGCCCACGCACTGGAGAGCATCGCGAGCGCCGCCTCGTCGTAGCGGCCCTCTTCAGCCAATGTCAAGGTATGGTGGAAGCCGAGCAGGCCCTTTACGCCGAGGTTAAATCCCATGTTAAGGAGCACCCGCTGCCTTACTTCGGACAGTTTGCGCCACCACGGCAGAGCCTTGTCGAGTTCTTCCTCGACCTCGCGGATGTCGTTCTCGAGCAGGTACAGCGCCTCTTCGCTCGAGATGCCTTTGGCGTCGAGATTACGGCCAATGCCCAAGGTCAAATGACCGGCGCTGCAATGATAGGGCTTGAGCCGGATGCCCTCGTCTCGGATCAGTTCGTCCTTTAGCCGCTCGTAGTCCACTAGTCTATTTCCGGTTTGACGGTAGTAACCTTGAGCGGACTATCGACGCCGGGGCCATTGACTACCTGCACAGGCATCGGTTCGGATGTTTTGGTAGCGGCTACCCGGTGCGCTTCAGCGATGACGTTGGCTGCTGCCACTGTCGCCTCTGCGATCAAGGCGCGCGCCTTTTCTTCGGCTGCATCCACCAGTGTCGACGCGGGCGGAGACGTACGCTCGCGTTCACGCTGCCTGTCCACTTCCTGAGCTGCGCCTCTTTGGATGAACACCTGCTCGAACAGACGCTTGAATTCGTCCATGCGACTATTAACCGCCTGGTGCGTCTCGGCGGCTTGCTTATCCGCCTTCCCTGCTCGCAGGCTCGCCATTCCAGAAAATATTGCCGCGATGACGGTCCCGATCGCCGCAATAGCGAGTGCGAGACCTTGCCAGTCGGTCTGAGCGCGCGCCGCTTGCGCTTCCATCAGCGCCTTTATCGCAGCTATCACCGCCGGGTCTGTTACTGCCGTGACTGTGTTGAGCTCCATATCACGCCTCTATTTGAACGCCTTCACGTAGTCACGGAGCCATTTAACCTCACCAGGATCACACAGCGGCTCCGGTTTAAGTTCTATACCGTAGGTCCTTTCAACGAATTCGTGCTGCCGGTCTAGTTGAACGCAATGCAGGATCGTGTTGCGGGCGGAGCGATACTCTGCGGCAGTCGCGCGCCGCTCTGCTGCTGCTGCGATCTGCGTTGAATGATAAGAGAGCATGAGCGATGACATCGCGATCGCAGCGAGTGCGAGGCTGATCAGAATCATCGCCCATAGTCGATTCGCTGGAGCCATCTCACAGCGACCCTATTTTTTGCGAAATTTTATTTTTCCCGGTGACGTACATGGTCCGAATGGTCTCTCGCGAAAAAACACAGGCGAGCCCCGTCATAAAAAGCCAGATGACGATATTGGTAAACCAGCTTGGCTCGCTGTCGGTCCATATGACGCAGGCACGATAAAGAAGGTAGAAAAGCACGCCCAAAAAGAGCGCTCTAACCCATGAGACAAACAATTGCAGTATGCAGTTTTTCGTCCGGAGACCGGGCCGCACGCTTTCTATGTGACCGACCAGGCCTCCGAATAATGCCATCCCGCAAAACCAGAACAAATCCGGTGGAGCAGCAAGAACCATCGACGAGGGAATCAACATTCACTTGGCGGTTCATCCGGTGAGTTGCCCAGCAGCCAGTCGATAAGAGGGAAATCCACACTAGGTGTCGGCCGAAACGACTTTCGTTACGTTATCGCCGAAGCGCACTTTCAGGTCGCCGTCTGCCGAGTCGATATAGAATCTCGCCTGACCTGCCGCCGCCGTCGGTGCTGTGACTCCATCCTTGAGCGTAAGATAGCCTGCAAGCTGGACATTCAGCACACCGTTCGCATCCCACGCCAAGATCGCAACGTCTTGTAGTGTCCCGCCGGTCAGCAACTGGATTTTGATCGACGCTTGCTCATTTCCGTCTACAACAGAAGTGGCGGAAGCGACCAACTGTGCGAAGGGCAGCCATTCGTTGTTTGCGTTCTTCTGAATGAACGGGAGGGTAATCCCGGTGCCGGTGCCAGCGGAGTTTGTGCCGACAGAATGTGCAATCCCGCTTGGCCCTGCAATCGCACCCGAGGCTCCAATCAACGGATCCCCTGTGACTAGAGATCCATGCACCGAGCAGCCGGAATGCGTGAAGCTTGATCCGTTGACGCAGTTCACGGTGAAGATGCCCGAGCCCGCGAAGACGCAGGTATCGAGATCGACGCCCCACACTTTTGCAGTATTCCCGAGTCTGATACAGCCCTGCGTTGGAGGGATGCCGCTATATTCGAAATGACAGTTGATCTTGGCGTTGACGTCTCCCTGAGTCGACATGTCGATTTCGATGCTGACCGCGGTTCCGCTCTCAATGTCAGATTGTCCGTCGACGGTGAGGCCAATGCTGTCCTTGAACCGCAGTGGTACGGTTCCGCCCAGCGTGCAGTGCGAAATGTGCAGGGTGTTCGTATTCGCTCCCGCATCGACTGCATAGCTCGCGGCGCCGAGGAGTTCGCTGTCGATGATGGACCAACCAAAGCAGGAATTAGGCGCGGTCCCGCCGGGATTGAACTGAACGTCTGTGTCGAAGCCTCTGATGGCGACGTCGTAGAGGCGCCCGTTTTGAGAGTTCGTGACCTTGATGCCGCAGCCGGTCGGGTTCGCCGCGGTGCTGACGATCGCGATCGATTCAATGATCGGACAGTGCCGGTCGGTTATAACGATCACGTCGGCGCTGTCGATATCGGTCGTGATAATGACCGGCGGTCCGATGGTGTAATCCCCAGATCCTTCGCCCATCCATTTAGCGGCGCTGGTGTGCATGGAAAGGCAACCGTTTCCCGGCCCGGGCGGGACGACGTAATAGGTGCCCTTCTCAAACCATAGAATGCCGCCCGTGATGAGATCGGCGTCCGCGGCGTTGATGCCAGCGGTGTCGTTCGCTACGCCGTCGCCAACTACGCCGTAGTCCTCGTCCATGACAGCGACGATATGGCGCGCAGTCATGTAGGCACGCATGGCGGGCTTGTCGACGTTGCCGGTTGGGGCGGGAGCGTCTATCAGGAAATCTTCGGGTTTGCTCATTCTTATCCTTTGTTACAATTTGTTACACTTTACCTTGTTGCTATATATGTAGCTCGGTGATACATTAACACCATAGACAAACGAACCGGAGACGAAAAATGACAACCATCCTGATAACCAAGCAAATCGAATCCGAACACGGTTTCTACTTCGAAGCGACCTGCGGCAAAACGACTGCGCAAGTAGCCATTCATTCAGACCGCGTGCAAGTAATCTGCTTAAACGCAATGCATAAAGTCGCGCGCGGTCCCGGTCGGGTTTTCCCGTCAGTCTCTGCCGCAATCCAAGGCTACAAAAAAGCCGAAATGCGCGCCATTATTGAAGCCGCCGCAGATGCGGTTTCTCACTGATATGACAATAGTTCTGTGGCACGATCCGACCGAATCCACGGTCGAGCTTTATCCGCATTGGGATATGGATGCCGGAGACTTCGTTTCGGTAGAGACTGGCCCTCCCATAATCCCGCTCATTCAGTTAAATACGGTCCTAATGGATTCCGGCAGGATATGGGCTTGCATTCAGCATGACGGCGATACCACCCATGCTGGCTTCATCGACACGTTCGAACCCTGCCGTAGCTGGTTCGAACCCGTAGAGGATGAAATCTGATGCTTAATCCATATCAGGAAGGCTTTAACGCTGGCTGCGAACACGTCAGGCGTAACGAGGTTGAGATGTTGATTGAATCCGTTAAGGATCTAATCCGCGTTTTTGAGCAATATCTATAAACTGGCCGAGGAGACTATGAAGGCGTTATAGACAATGCCAAACAAATCCTCGGAGAAATGCCAAAAAAGAGCATCTACGCTCAGCCTCGGGCCAATCGTCCCTTCTGGACAAAGCCGTAAGAGTAAAAGCGTGCCATCCCCTACAGACATTCGATCGGCCAGAGAACGAACCGGCCTTACTCAAACCGAGGCCGCCGCTTTAATCGGCGTTTCTCGCGTTACGTGGACCCGCTGGGAGACTGGTATCACCCCGCCTCCCGCAGAGCCGCTGTGGCGATTCTGGCTGCACGTCGCGGGTCTGGAGCGCATTCCCTTCAGCGCGGCCTCTTCCAAATGAGAGGGACGCGGTTAAAGCCGACGACTGGCCGCGGTAGAGTGCGCTTGAATGCTTCTGCTATAGCGTTGGCGACGGGCTTTGGTTCTGCGCGGATCGCTTCGTCGAAGTAGGGCTGGCCGCGCTTCGTTATGTCGGGTTTATAGGGTGCGTGTGGCATAATTCAGGTGAGCGGCCAAATAAGGCAGACATGCGCCTCTTCTTCGTGGCGCGTTCTCCGGGGTCGTTGTCCAGTGCGTCTTTGCCGAATAGATTGGACGCCGCTCACTCATCCCCCGACCTTTCGGGCGGAAGACTTCCCCCACTCCCGGCTCCCGCTCCGGTAAGGATGAACGCCGCCGACATGTCCGAGATATTTCCCGCCGCAGTAACCGAGCGCATGGTGTAAGAGCCATCGTTGAGGCCTGCAATAATGGTAGGCGAGATCGGCACCGCATCGTTCCATATCGCGCCGTCCTTGAATAACTGGTAGTGATCGGCACCGGTGCCAGTCGTCCACTCGAGCTGACCGATGGTTGAGCTCGTCAAGCCGGTCGGCGGACTCGGGGCGAGGTCCGTGGTCCAGGTTGAAGTTAAGGCGCCAACGGTCCGGATGCGTATGTCCTGCGGCGGCGTGCGCGGAATGTAAGTCTTGAGTTCATCGCCCGCCGGGATAATCCCGGACGAGGTCCACGTCGCGATCCCCTGCGAGCGATACTGAACCTCGTAACCGCTGCTGCCCGGGCCAGCGGTCGCGGTCCATGTGACGAATAAATGATCTGGAGCGACATCTGTTGGCGTGCTGACCGAAATCACCGGAGGAACGGCAGCACTATCCGGCAGCACCACGCCCTGAAGTTCGGCTGCGTCCTGCTCGTCTGCGATCGACCAGTCCCAGACGCTCGCATCTTCCTCTTGCAAGGTCAGGTCGATGCCGCTGAAGTTCTCGGCCAGCGCCCATGATATGACTCGGAATGTGTGCCCGTTGACCATCGGAAAACGCGATGAGTTTAGCGTCACGCAGTCCCACGCCTGCACCCGAAAGCCGGAGAGGTTTACGGGCCAGTGAACAGTCAGTTGTTGCCTGTTGCGACCGAGTGCGACCTTCATCAACCGCTGTGCTGTCGGCCCCGAAGTCGTGAACGGAAGCCGTATGTCCTCGATCAGTTCCGCGTCATTGTCCTCGGCCAGGAGTTCGGGCGTAGGCAATAATGGCGGAGCATCTGTCGGCTGCCAGTTCGCGTCCGGCGAGACATAGACCGCCCGCACCCCATTCATGCGATCGCGCATAGACCGCTTGGGGATAATCTCGGGCTCGTCGCGCAAGTCTCGGTCTGTGAATTCGACCGTTGCGAATCCTGGAGCGCCGGCATGGATGAACCACACGCCACCGATGTAGATCACCTGCCCCGCCATCGCGGTCAGGAGTTGCTGCAGGACTTCGCCTTTCTCGGCGTCGAGCGTGAACGAGCCGTTCAGCTTGTATCTGGCCTCATCCCATGTGGTGAGCGTAAGCGTGCCAGAGCCGATGTCCGCCGGAACGATAGCGGCTTCGGCAAAAGCGCCAGATACGTTAGCCGCAAGGCGGTAAGTGTTGTTCGCCGACGGGATCACGTAATACGTCGTGTCCGCGGCAAAGCGCGTGGGCAAGGCACCAGAGGAACTCAGCCGCACGCCGTCGCCCCAGTCCAGCACCCGCGCACTCGACTGGTCGAGGCTCAGAGATCCGTCTGCTGCGATAAAGAACTCGACGTCCTTCGGCTTGACCGCAACGCGCTCGTCGCAACGATTGGCGCTCGCTATCAGGGTATCTTCGTCCAGATCCTCCCACGCGAGTGCCATGCCGAAGGGCGCAATCAGCCAGCGGGCGACGAGTAAGGCAGCATTGTTGCTGAACGCGAAAATGTTAGTCCGCGGATCAAATACCTTGTCATCTCCGTCCACCATCCACGACAGGTTCGGCAGGCCCGCGCTGAAGGCCGTCTGATCGAAGATAAGCTTCGAGGCAACATAGGCGCGGCCGCGCAACCGGTGCTGGTCAGTCCACGCCCCGGCGGTCTCGGCTACCAGCATGTCGTCGGCCAGTTGGTCGTCTTCTCCCAAATGCTTTGAGAACGCGACTTGATGAACGAATTGGGGATCAATCGACAGCGTTTGATTCAGATACGTGTCGCCGATGCGCTTGACGTGCGTGGCAGCCAGACCGTGGACGAAATAAAGAAAGCCGTTAGGACGCCCGTTCGGGTCGTTCTCCGAATCAGTAAAGAGCATCGGCCCCGAAGTTTTGAGTCGCCCAAATGGAATTGAATGCGGCGCGATCGGCTCGCGGATTTGCTGGGTGCGACCGCCGCCAGCAGCGTTGAGAGGAGAGGTAAGGTCGGTCGACTTTGGATGCGAGAGAAGAGATTGCGCCAGTGTTGACGCCGCCATTGCCGCCGCGCTTACTATAACCGTAGCGGCGAGGGTGCCAGCTATCGCTGTTCCAGCGATGACTGCCCCAGCCCCATAGGCCGCAGCAGCAGCGACGACAACCGGAACTGCCATCGGCATTTAGTCGCCTCTCGCGTTTTTAGTATGCAAATTGTTACAATTCTCCGCTTGCATATATTGTTGCATTAGGCTACAGTATCACCATAGACAGAGAAACCAGACAGGAAACCAAAATGAAAACCCAAACCTTCCAAGCACGTAGTCCGGTATTCGGTATTCAACGCTTCCGCATCGGTTCGACCGTCCGCGTAACAAACGAACGTGAGCCGGTTACGGTCACAGGCATCGACGAAAAAGACGGCATGATGATCGTCGACTACACGGATCCGAGCGGCGCATGGGTCTGGGCATGGGCCGACAGCATTAGTCAAGTAATCAAACTCTAATGCCTAACCCCGCCCAGATCCGGTCCTGCCGCAAAGTGATCGGACTCACTCAAGCCCAAGCCGCCGAACTGATTTCCGTGGATCGGGTGACGTGGGCGAAATGGGAAACCGGAAAACGACCGATGCCGCTCCATACATGGCGCTACTGGCTTCATCTCGCCGGAGTCGAGCGCCTTCCCTTTCACCGCACTGGAGAACCAAAATGAGAACCGCCGCCCTTGTAACGTGCCTTTTGCTCGCCGGCTGCGCTGCCACGCCGACCCAAGTCGTAGAGACCGGCCAACAGTCCACCTATGCGCTAAAGAACGCGCCTGAAGTCGCGGCTGGTTGTATGGCTCGGAATGTCGAAAAACACTATGAAGGGAACCTGCAGGCCATCGTCCGCCGGCTGGAAAAACCAGAATCCTATGAAGTCGTCGTGCGCAACTTCCCTGAGTTCACGTTCGTTTACGCCATCGCGGAACCGCAAAAGGCCACCGTCTGGGTGCGCGAGCAATGGTTCTCTGGTCGTGACACTATCGCCGCCACAATGACCGCCGGCTGCTAGACCCGCCACGCCATGACGACCTCGAAGTATCCCGTCAAACGTACCGTTATCATACGAACTGCCGAGCGTTGGGACTGCGGCCTCGGACATAATCACACTACCAAAGAGATCGCCCTTTCTTGCATAAAAACCCACGATCGCCCTAAACGGAACGTCGTCAACTGGACCAGAGAGGAGTATTTCAACGTTCTGTTAATGCGCGAAAGAGACGGTCTCACCTTCAGTAAGATCGGAACGCATTACGGACTCTCTTCGGGGCGCATTGCACAGGTCTATGCCAAAGCATGTCGAATGCGGCGCCGCGACATAACCCGTCTCACTGGCATACAGTTCAAATGGGATGGAACCGACTATTCCATACCGCTAGACCCGCCAGCAGATCACGACCTCAGACAGCGGAATGGTGTGTAGTCCGGACTTCCCCAAAAACGCGGCGTAGCGGCCCGTACAGACGCCCAATGTCGGCTCGGGTAGGGATGCCAGCACCACATCCCCCGGACGCGCCAAAGAGCGCCTAATGCGCGGGAAATAGGTATCTGCGGTCTCGACCAACGTCCCGCTCAATTCCGTTGGTAATTCCCGCCCGGTAATGGCTTGAACGCAGGCCCGGGCGAACAGGGCACAGTTCCACGTTCCAGCATCGAACTCCCGCGTACGCGCTTCGTCCAGCACGACCGCGAGACGGGACTCCCAGCCCGGGAGCCTCAATTCGGACTCGGCGTGCCCCAAGTTATAGAAACCGATTGCATCGCCGGAACCGCATCGCAGCCCGCATCTGATTCGAATTCAGATCTTTGGTCAGACGGCGTCCAGCGCCGCGACTTGGTCCGCTGCAAGTCCAATAATGCGCTTTCGACCGTGAACATCAATTCGGACGACTTCAAACTCATCTGATCCATTTTCCCGGCGAAGATCCGGATCGGGCGCCCGACAAAGCGTCGCGAGTCGTTCAGTACGGCGAAGTAGATCCGCACCGCGCGCCCCTGCCACGTCTCGTCCATCACGATCTCGGAAAGCTTCCGCCCGTCCGAAGCCGCTAGATCGAGCGGCAAGCCGGACAATTTGAGCTGCACGCCGACGGCCCTGATTTCGGTCGTCTCCTCCACCGGCCCGATCGAGCCGAAGACGCCGGAGCCATACCAAGGGACTCCGTTCCACTGCAGGATGCCGATGCCGGACCAAAAACGCACCCAGTCGGAGAACTGCATTTCCACCATGCCGATCGGCTGCAGGCTCGATCCGACCAGAGCCGTAGCAGTCGCCGGATGCAGGCCCTTGCGCTGATAGGTCGGAACCGCAGCGACATTGACAATCTCGGGCGCTGCCGGCGGAATGATGACCGGCGGAATGATGACCGGCACATCGACGACCAAGACGCCCCACGACGTCCCCCACGCTTCGCCAAAAGCCAGGCCCCACGCCGAAGGTTCCGGCAGCGTGGTTGATGCGTTGTCCCACGAGACGCCCCAGGCTGTGCCCCAGGCGGTTCCCCACGGTGAATCCATCTACGGGTGCCAGGGATCGCCGCTCGAGCCGGCGCCGAGGATCGCTTGGCCTTTTATGTAGCGCGTGTTGGCGTTCACTTCGTTTGACACGGTGAATACGAACTTGTCGGTCTGCGCCTTGATCGCCGCGACGTCGCTATTCACTGCTGCCTGCACCGTGAATATCACCGCCGGCACACCGACCACCACAATATTCGCCGTCACTGACTTCGCTGTAATCGCCAGCGTGTCCGCATTCGTTTCGGCTTGGCTTAGATCGAAGAGGTAATAGCCTGCTGCGTTTGTAGCGTCAACCTGTGTTGCGGACGTGTCCGTCAGCACTGTCGCCGAACCGTAGTCCTTCTGCACATACGCGGTGATATTCGCCTGATCGCCCGTTTTCGGAAGTCCGGTCGTGGTATCGAACGCGAAGACGTAAGCCTTTTGGCTGGCCGTATTTTTAAACATTCATGCTCCTATCAGCCGGTCGTAATAAAGCCTAGTGCGCGCAACCGTCGCGTCCTTGTTCACCACATCGGTCCAGTTCCGGCCCGCCCCAGCGTTGTAAAGCCACATCCGGTCTCCAGAGCTCGGGATCGTCTTGCTGAAGCCAAAGCTGTCCATCTGCCCATCCATGTACCATTGATCGATCCGAATGAGCGAACCGAATAGCACCTCTGTAGTCCCATCCCAACCTGCGCCCGGTGCTGATACTTGGTCGACGGTGCTGTTATTCACGCACCCATACATGTTCGTGCCGTCGAGCCAGAATTGCAGGAAATACCAATTGTTGATGAGCGGACTACCGAAGTTATTGAGCGTAAGCCGCACGTTTCCCGCACCACTCGCGCCGGTCCACGTATCAAAAACGAAGCGGTCAGATCCCTCGAAATATTTCTGGAAATACTCGCGCGCCGAACTACCTTCGTCTTTGGCAATGAACGTCTTGCCCAGCAGATCCTTCGAGAACAGCTTCACCCAATAACACCAGTAAGCGTCCGTGCCGCCGAGGCTGAAGTTCGCGTTGTCATTGATGCTGAAATACTGCGCGCTCGCATCATCGAACTGCGCTGCGTTTCCGACCTTGCCGCTGATGCTCGTGACCGTGTTGTTATTCGTCAGCGTGTTGCCGTTACCGGTCGCGTCGGTCGTTAATGAACCTGATTCGAAGTCATACCAATAGAGAAAGGTCGAACTCAGTGCGCTCATAAGAGCTTCGCCAAGTCGATCTCGAACCAGTCGTGCGTGATGCCGTAGGCGTCCTGCCCCTGCATCTTGCGATCTAGAGAATTTCCGACCTGCTTATCAATGATGATGGTGCGGCCGTCTCCGTTCGGCCCGACGTGAATATGAACCTCAACTACCAAGTTAGGATCCTCTGGCGAAGGGCCGCGAATGACTTGCGGGAAACGCCCATTGACACGGCCCTGTGCGGACAGTCGGTTGATGGCAGCGATTGCGCGCCCGCGCTCTTGTGGAGTTACGGCCATCGCTTTACCCGAAGAGATACACTGACTCGGCGCCCCACTTCGCCAGCGTCCGCGGGTCGCCGCGGTTGTTGCCGTATCCGCTCATGGCATGGCCCCGCAGCGCATACAGATTCGCCTGGTTGTAAGCGCCCTGGTTGTAATGCTGGGGAGAGAGTCCATCGACTGCGAACCCGCCGATTGCCAGATTCTGCCCGTTCGCTTCCAACGCTCTTGACCCGCTCGGGTAACGCCCTTGCGATCCATCTGAGTCGATCGGATAGGACTCCACCGCCGCGTTGTAGTCTGGAGCGATCTGATACGCGCCTTCGATTCGCACGTTCTGCACATTGTCCTGCACGTTGATTCCTGTCTTCGTAACACACCCGCCGCGCACGTAATCGAGTTGGCGAATCGTGTGACGGCGAATGGTGTTACCGAGCGCCGCGTATTGCGCTCCGATGTTTGCGTTTGCGTTCAGGCATGGCTGGAACGGGCTGTGATAGCTATATGGGAAACAACTGTCCTTCGTCAGGATCTGAGTGCAGTCCTCGATCAGACACAAGCCCGCATTGTTCAGGCTCATGTTGAAATTCGTGAGCGTGCATCGAATGAAGAAGCCGGTCTGTGAGACAAACTGTTCTGTCCCTGCCGCGGAGTAAGTCGATGTCAACTCGCAGTCCTGCATTCCGGAGTTGTCGGAGTTGTAATGGCCACAACCCCATCCATCGTAGCCATTCGACTTGCAGTCTATGGTCCCTTTGGAATTGCGCGTTACCCAGTTGTTGCAGTAGGAAGTCCCAAACATCTGGTTAAAGTAGTTATGCACCCATACCCGCTCGACCAGTCCATTCGTGTTCTGATAGCCGCATACGCCTTGCGGGATGGTCGACGTGCGGCGCGTGTTGTAATCGGAATAATCGTTGATCCCGATGAATGTCCCGAAGGTTGGCCATGGCAAGGTAGGCGCACCATCTGAAAAGTTAAGCCCATACCAGTCCGGATCGTTGTTCGAATTTCGATAGTTATTGCTGGTAATCCTGAAGTCCTTGAACTGAACATCATGGATTCCAGGCATGGCGCTGACGCCAACAGGGACAACGCCTTTCGGACTAAAGAACTCAGTCGACGTCATTCCAGACGCAGTCAGGATGAAGTTGTTCCGATTGATCCACAGTATCCCAGCACCAGGATACTGACCCGCCGGCATGTCGTAACCCGTCGCCCCACCCGGCAGCGCGTTTATGATGTCGGTGAGGATCGGGATGACGTTCAAGTAGACATTCGTGTTGGTCATGCCGACCTGACACGAGATCAGATTGCCGTTGAAGTCCTCTAGCCAAAGCTCGTTGCCCGCGTTTTTCGAGCGAATGCGCGCGTGGATGGAACGAGCGATAACGAGCGAGTCGAGATAGCGATTGATCGTGTTGTTCCAGTCGTTATCCCACCAGTAATTTCCACTGCCGTCGTTGCGACACTCCCATACATGCCCATTGTCCCGTGTCCAGAAACGCGTAGCAGGAGTCTGTCCGCTCGCATTCGGCAATGCCCCTGAATTCGCGAACGAGGTCATCGGATACGAACCACCCGGACCTATGCCAGAGCCACGGCCCATTGCACTTGTGATCTCGACGATCACATAGTCGCCGACCAGAAAATCCGCATAGGCTGCTGCTGGAACGGTGAGGCGATACGAGCCGAGCGGGATGCTTCCAGTCGTCACGATGTAACGCAGCGGACCGCCAGGCTGGATCGGCGGTTGAGTCGGATCTCGAGTCCCGTAGTACGCCAGCGCGTTCATGGCGCCGGAGCCGTCCTGCAATCCACCGAACAACCACCAGTTCCCCGTGTTATCGACCCAATACAGCCGATCGTTATAGATCACATACTCCACGGCCGAGGATCCCTGAAAGCGTAGGCCCTCGCGCAGCGCTTCGAATCCCTCTGCAGTCGAGGCCCCGCGCGTCCACGTCTGCCCATCCGGGAATACGACGCTGGTTCCTCGGGTTCCGTTCGGGCTGCGTGTCGCCCACGCTGCTCCGGTATACGGATCAGCCTGACCGTTGCCTGGTGAATTCCACGGAATGTAAGCGTCCGACCCTCTTACCGTTTCCTTCATCCAGATCCGGATGCCAACACCCTTGTGCGTAACGATGTCATTCGCCATCAGCAGGCACGACGCCCACGCACTCGTCCCAACGCCGTTCTTGTAGACGACGTTATTCGATAGATCGATCATCCACGTATCGCCAAAGCGATCGACAACCGTCTGCCCTCTGACCCCATTGGCACTTCCAAGGATGACCGGAACGATCAAGCCTTCGTCTACCCAGCTTGTCCCATTCCAGGCATAGCGATGACCATCGATACTGTCGCGCTTGACGATGTGCGTAACGATGCGCAGCACCGTTGCGGTAACAGCCATGCTCACGCCATCGCGCAGCACGAGGCTTGTTCCTGCCTGAATGGTCCACGTCTTTAGTGCCGAGTCGATGATCTGGCTCGCGGGTGGAACTATCGTCCCTTCGGGACTTTCAACCAACGTGGGAAGAATCGAACCCTCGTCCGTCCACGCGGTTCCGCTCCACGCATAACGGTGGCTGTCGAGGCCGATGATCTTGACAATATGACCGACCACCATGAAGAGCGAGGAGGCTGCCTTGCCGGTCGAAGTCCCGTTCTTCAGGACAAGCTGCGTGAGCGCCTGAATTGTCCAGATGTCTTTGTTTGAATCGACCAGATCAGGTCCGTTTGTTGGAACAGTCCAACCGGCAGGACTCTCTGCGCGAACGGCCGCCGAGGTCAGGACGAGAGTATCCCCGACAACCTTGTAAGTGTTCCCGGCTTCGTCGACGAGATACACAACACCGTCGACGTAACTCAGCATGACGCCGAGCCCGTCATCGAACCACGTACCGTCTTTTAGGAGTCTCTTATTTGCCATTTATTGCTCTAGCGTGAACTTCGTGCCTAGGTCGGTAACGATCGCTTCGCCCTTCGTGCCCGATGGACTTGGAATTACAAACTCGACCTTCACATCTGGGGGAACCACAACATCGACGCCGCGCGATCGATCCTGCGGTTTGCGATACTTGATGCTTCCTTTGGTGCAATCGGCCGGCAGAAAAATGCGAGCAGTCGTCATCTAACGCAGACTCCATATTTTCCCGGTTGCATCGACGATGAAATCGCCCTGCGCACCGTTTTCGCTTTCTCCAAACTGTGGCGCAGCGGAGTAGACCATCGTCGGCTCATTCAAAAAAAAAAGCTCTTCGAACGAGAGCGTGTATTCGCGAACAGGTCTCAAGGCATCGCTACTTCGCTTCGACTGATCGTCGTCGACTAACCTCATCGGAGTGCGCGCGTTGCGCGTCACCATTGAGGATCCGTGATCTACGGATTCCATCAACCCACGATTGAGTTCCAGATAAGCGCGGTTCAATCCATCCGCCACCGCGTCCTCTGTCAACCTGTAGAGGTAGTTCCCGAGCTGCACGTTGTCGCCGGCATAAAGCGGTAGCGAACGCTGCGGGGCGCCGTAGATCAGCACATGACGCGCACCGAGCGGCCAGTTGCCATAGACCGCCAACGTCTGCGAGCCGCCAGAGAAAAATGATCCGTCCGCAAAACCGCTGGTGTCTGTGAACTTGACCTGGCCCAGCGTGGTTACATCGGACTGCGGCCCGAGCGCATGGCCCATATCCGCAAAGTCCGGGACGTAGGCGTAATTCACCGCCCCTTTCATCTGGTCCACGAATCCTTCGAACTGCTGTGCCTTTCGTCGATGCTCTGGCGTATGCACCGGAAGTCGAAACGATCCGGTCCCGACCCACATCTGCCCCTGCCCCTCCATCGCCTGCGTGGTGCGCGTGACAGGACTCCTGAATACCTGCGAGTTCGGCCGCAGATAGAACTCCCACGCATATGGGATGAAGTCGAGCGGCCAGAGGCCAACGGAAACGCTCATCGAGTCGGTCGGCGGCGCGTGAGATCTTCCATTGCTGCGACTGCCTGCACCTTCGCTACCTGCATGCTGTGCGAAATGCTGGAGATATCCGAGCGCGAGTCGTTGCGGATGTTCTGCACGATCGTTACACCTCCGCCCCAGCCGGTGTTATCCGCTGCTGGAATGACCGCTTCGCCCTGGTGCAGGAGATAAGGGCCAGTGCGTGGGACATAGTTCGTCCCAGTCGCATAGCCTTCGTAAACGCCGCTGCTGCCGATGCCGTAGCCCATCGATGAGGTAGCGACTGCCGTCCCACCACCGCCTCCAGCCATGCCTTTAAACAGACTACCGAAGACACCCGTCAGTCCCGCCGCGAGCGGCTCAGTGACCGTTTTGCGCAGGAAGATGCGGGCGATGTCCTGAGCGAGGCCCTTCAGCACGTCGCCGAACTTTTTCCCATCTAGGATCGCCTGCTCGAATGCGCTTGAGAACGTAAGCCCAAGATCGCGCGCCGCATCGGTCATTCTGTCGGTCGCGCTTTTGCCTTTGTCCATCTGCTCGAGCGCTGACTTGAATGCGGTATCCATCTGCTGATCGGTCAGCAGACCCTGCTCCCACTGACGCTGTATCGCCTGAAACAGATTCTCAGTCGGCTGCAATAGTCCGCGAATGCGCGCGTCGAGTTTGGCAAAGTTTGCATCGGCCTGTGTTACGCCTTTAAAGCCGATCGCGTCGTCAAACTTTTCGGCTTCAAGTGTTGCCTGCCGCAGAGGATCCACAAGATTCAGGATCTTTTCTGCCATCTTCTCTTGCGTCTCCTGCCATGAATCGCCAGAGGCAGCAGCCTTATCCATCGCCTCGGCATCAGCGAACACCGCATCCGCATGGGCAATCCAGCCCTTGATGCCATCTTCGAGTAGCTTCTTCTGTTCGGCGAGGCTTCGCTTCGCCGCTTCGAAATCACCGCCGACGACCTTCGGCATGGTGATCGTCACGTCTAGCGCGTTGCCAACCTTTTGCGTTTCTTCGAAGAGGCGCTTTAGTTCCTCCAGTTGCTTTGTGTAATCCTTGATGGGCGTGTTGTCTGGAAGCTTCGGCGCCTTCGTCTTGACTGTCCCAAAAAGATCGAAGTTGTCTTTTTCTCCTGTCTTCGTTGCTAGTTGCGTCAGGAACTCGCGCCGCTTCTCCAGCGTCTTGATCTGTGTGTCGATTAGTTCGAGATCGCCTTTCGTCCCCAGGAACGGAAGGCCACGAAGCGCGCTGCGGTTAGCAGCGGATCCCTCAATATCTTTTTTCTGCTGCTTGAGCGTCTCCAGCTTCTTCGTGATTTCAGTCAGTGTTCCTATCGGATCGCCAGTAGGCGTCGTGAGAAACAACAGCAGACCTTTTGCCGTACCGCCTGCGAGATCGCGCGCAATTAACAACTGTTGCACTACGTTATTCAGCGAAGGTAGGAAGTCATTGGCAAGAGCCAATCCAGCGCCGTGGGATGCTTCTTTCAACCGCGTTAAATTGTCGTTGAACTCCTCTGCCGCCTTTGCTGCCTCGGTCGAAATAACGATGCCGAACTTGCGCGCCTCTTCTGCGTTTTCGCGCAAACCTCTCGAGCCCTGATTCAGTAGCGGGATCATTTCCGATCCAGCGCGCCCAAAAAGCTTCACCGCTATTGCGGTCTTCCCTGCGCCGTCTTCCATCTTCGCGAAACTATCGGCGATCTCAGATACCACTTTTTCGTTGCTTAGAAGATTCCCCCCAGTATCGGTTACCGCAATGCCGAGCGCCTCAAATGCCGCCTTCGCTTCTCCCGCTCCGGCCTGTGTGTCGAGCATGTTCACAGAGAGCTTCTTCATGCTCTGCTGCAACGTCTCGAACGACACGTCAGAGAGTTTTGCAGAATACGCAAGCTCGGACAGTGCCGCGGTCGATGTTCCTATGCGCTGCGCAACCTTGCCGATCTCATCCTGTAGATCGATCGCGCCCTTTATCATCGATGCAAAGGCACCGGCTGACACACCAACGCCGAGAGTCGCGAGCGTTGCGCCCAATGCCGAGAACGATCGCTGCATTCCACCGACGAGCGTATCGGCCTTCTTGTTCATCTGTTCGAGCTGATCGCCGAACTTGGCAAAACGCGCCTCGACGTCTATAAAAAGTTGCGGCACGTTTACTTCCTCGTCATCGCCGAGAAGTGCGTGAACGGGTCGACTTCGACAGGCTTATGGTCCGGATCGAAATCGAGAATGAACTCATTCAGCGGCACGTCTTTTCCTTTCTGTAGTGTCTTGCCGCTGAAGTTCACGACCGCGTATGGAATCTGCGCAAGGTAAGCGGACATAAATCGCTCGCCCCACGGATGCGTTCGATACTCGCGCGCCCAGAGTTCGTATTCCTCGACGCTCATTCGCTCGTCGAGTTCTGCGAGCGTACATCCGAGTGTTCGGCAGATGAGGAGTCGGAAGGCGAGCTCTGGATCTCGCCCTGCGCGTTTTTTTCGGCACCGTTCAGGCCATACATATCGAGCGCCTGTATGACCAGATCATTGAAGCGAGCCGATTCCGCTCCCGAAAAAATGTCCCAACTCTCCTCCAACCAGACCGGCTCTCCCGACTCTCCGACAACACATTCTGAAAGCAACCGTATACCGACCTGCCACCCAGTCAAATCCTGGATACGCTCCACAAGCGCCGCCTTCTCGCTGAGTTTTGGCGATTGAATGAACGCCGTCTCTTTACACTCCGGAAGTTCGATTGCTTCACGCTTACGTTGCGCTGGTGTTGCCAAATTCCCTCCTTATCAGCTCGAGAACGCTGTGGGGGTACCGAACATCGTAATAGCGATCGGCGTGATGACCTTGTCGAGAGCGGAGCCGGTCGGAATCATCGAGCAGGCGACGTAGCCGTTGAATACAACCTTCGCCCCGCTCGAGAACGCAAACATGATCGCGCGCACAGACTTCGCATCCGATGCTGCCTTCAGGGCAATAAGCCCCGTATCGCCCGGATCCCAGATCGACTCGCAGGTATAGGTTCCCGGTGCCGATGGCCCCGGAATCTGCGTGCGTGATGTCTGGTGAATCGTTGTCGTATCGATGAAGTCGAAGTCACCGCCCGATCCTGAAAGGCCCGTGATCGTGTTGATGGTCGTGCCGAACGTGATGAGTTGCGCCGTTCCGGACGAAAACGTGTTGTAGCTCGTCGTGTTCTCGTTTTCGAGCTGCAGCGTGTAAGTCGTCGGGCTGGCCACGCGGAAAACGCGGTTGTCGACCTGATCCATGCCGAGCGTATCCAGCACGATATAGCTGCCGGATGCCAATCCGTGCGCGCCCGGTGACGGGCTGCCATAGTCGGTACTGACGACGCCCGGGCTTGCCTTCGTGATGCTCGCAATGCTTATCGCGGTGCCGAGCGCGGACTGAATAGAGACCGTGACGCCCGACCATGTGTTTACATTGGCCATGCTTTGCTCCTATGGACGAAAAAAAACCGCCGGGAGGCGGTTCGTTGCTGGCGTCACCCGCTCGCGCAGGCTGCTCGACTACTCTTCTGTTTCGTAGAACTCGAATGTCAATACGACGGCATAGGCGCCTGAATCAGCGTCGTATGAATGTGACTTGTTGGTCCACGCAATCGCTTTGTTCACCGACATTACACGGCGCGCCGCATTTGCCAGTGAGTCGGCCTGCGGAAACTGTGCTGCGACACAGAACACATCAAACGTGACATGTGCGGCCCACGCATTACCGCTGATCGTGTTGACCGGCTCGGTATTGACCCGCTGATACGCAATCGCGGGAAGTGGTTTGCCTTCTGGCACGATGACGGGATAGATCACCGTCCCGACCAGTGCGACGACTTCGTTCGCTGGTGATCCTGCCGTCAATGCGGCATAGAGGATCTCTTCGCCCAGCATCAGCGTTTAGTGTTCTCTTTGTCGATACGCGCCTGGACGTTCTCGTTGAACTTTTTCAGCGCGTTCAACTGTTCGATCTGGAATGCGGGCTGCAGGAATGGATAAGCCCGGACTCGGCCGCCTCCCTGTGCGTCGTGTCTCGCGCGCAGTAACGCTTTGACCCGGCGCCCGCCGCTGATACCTTGTCCTGGCTGACGAATGCGATGCCCGAGTTCAACGAAGCGCCAATAAAACGCGTCTGCCGATCCGCCTTTGCGACCCCGCTCCGCCTTGCCTTGACGCACGCCGACGAAGTAATGCTCCAGCCCCTGCTTCGAATCTTTGGCCCGCTTGATGTAGATCGCGCGGCGTAATGTACCTGGGTTTTCACCTCTGCGGACGGGACTCAAACGGGGACGGCTCAGGACACGCTGCACGCCGTTACGGAATATCCGCGCCGCAGCCGCCACGCCATTCCTGAATACCTTCTTCTCCATGTCGTAGCCGAACTCACGAACCTGGCGTTTGAAATCAGGCAGGTTGGAGACCACCTTTACGTCAGGCATTGACGGTCGTCCTGCAGTTTAGTTCTAGCCATTGCTTGCGCGCGTTCACGTCGATCGGCGGACTCGTGATCTCGTAGACATCGCCGCGCCACACGATCCTCGCATCCGGAGTAATCCCGGTCCGGTAGTGGATCGTGAATATGATGTCGATCTCGCTTTCCAACTGCTGCATGGCCACGAACTCGCGACCGCGGAGAGGCCTTGCATTAGCGTATATCGAAGAGTCATCCTGCCATGTCACCGACTCTGCGCCCGTTGTCGGATCCTGCGTAGCGACCTTGCGGCGAATATTTATGATCTGATCCAACATTCCGCTGTGCATCAATGCCACCGCGTGCTGAGAAGGTTCACGAACTCAGGCGTCACGTCGTATCTGATCTGTCTGTAGTGCCCGTCCATGAGTCCCACGCACCCACCGCACATCCAGCCGTCCAGCGTCCACCGACCTTCGTTGTTCACGTCGAGATAGCGCGGCGCGTTGCATCCGTATAGCGAACCCTTGCACCGCGTCGTGAAGTCGTCCTCACGCGAAGCCGAAGTCGACGACATAGGGCTTGCAGAGGTTAGCAGCCACTTCAAGAATCTTGTCCATCATCCGCTCGTCACGGGTATGAATGGCTTCGGCGTGAAACATGATCGCGGTGCGAAGGTTCTCGGGCACAAGACTATCGTCCTGGGTCGGGGATGCACTGGTATCAACAAAGCCCGCTCTCCACCGCACCCTCAAATAGTTCGGCGTCCCTGAAAACGACCACGAGACTCCTGAAGCAGGAGTCAGCCTCGGCGCCTTTGCTCTCGTGTCAATCACGTACTGATCCGCGGCAATCGCCTGGTATGTCCCGTCGAGATAGTCAAAGGAAACCACGTCGATCAACGGTCCTCTGAGCGTAATCATTCCGCCGGCTGGATAGCTGTCGAGATACATCTCCAGCGTCTGAGAGACCAGTGCAAGGCCGGTGTATTTCTCGACCCACTGGCGAGCGCCCCGAATGAGGTTTGTGAGATAGGAGTCGAGATCCGGTAAATCAATGCGCAGATGAGTCTTCAGCTCTTCCAGCGTCACCGGCTCGCGCACCGGCTCCACGATCACGTCCTGTTCCGGTATCTGTCGGGGCGGGTAGAGAAGCCATCCTTCGCGCGGGTAGGTATACATCAGAATGTCAGTATGTGATCGCCGCCCATGTTGCGGATGAGTTTCATGCCCCACGACTGCAGGAGCTTCGACGCTGCATCTTCCTCGTCGCCGTAAGCACTCTCGTTTTTCTTCTGCTCGACCACGATCACCGGCTTGGCGGTGCGGATCAGTTTCTCGCCTCCAGCGATGACGGCCCGCTCGACGCCTTCGACATCGATCTTGATGAAGCCGACGTCTTCAAGGTCCGGGATATCGTCCAACCGCATGACCTTCACACCCTGTATCACGTAATGGTCATCTGGGTTCGGGACATGCCTTGTTCCTGGATGGCGCTTACCAAGAGCAACGTGTGCATTGCCTGTCGTCTCCAGCGGGATCTCCATGTCGATAACCGCTTCAGTCTCACCGAGCGCATGCCTGCGGAGATCGCATGTTTCCATTTCCACGTTCGCTTCGAACAAGCAAGCGTGAGTCGGAACCGGCTCAAACGCAACGACCCGATCAAACCGCTTCACCAGATGCGTCGACCATTCACCGCAATGACCACCGCAATCAAGCGCCAGCTTGAAGTTAGTTACGTGAGAAAGAGCGGCTTCCAGTTTGCGAAATTGATAGCTCGCGATACCGTCGACGAACTGCGTCTTAGGCCCGCTATTCAGCATGACGTCAACGAAATGGACTTCCGTTTTAGGCTGCCAGAATCCGCCGACCAGTTTTCCGACCTCTTCTTTTGTCACAGTAGCCTCAATGCCTCCGTCTCGACCTTCTCCGGCGTGATATCCCGCATCGCTTTCTCGCAGTGATCGCACGGCACCCGCATGCCGCAGCCGAGACCGTCACCCACGAACAGGTTTACTTGATCCTCGTAACCAGTGACTGCCGGCGATATGAATCCGCCGAAGATCACGACTGCCTTTGTCCTGTAAACCGCGGCCAGATGATGACAGCCACCTTCCTGCGTAATGAGAAGCCGCGCCTTCGATATCACCGCCGCAGCGTGCCTAAAGTCCCTTGTTTCGATGAACTCGACCGCATCAATCAGCGGCGTTCCGGACGGCCCGATCTGCGTCACCTTGAGCCCGCGGTTTTGCAGCAACCACGCAAGCTTGTTCCAGTAACGCCACGGCCACGATTTATTGACCGCGTCCGGCCGATGCTTTAACTGAGGCTGCAAAATCAAACGGCCCGAGTTCATCGAGCCGTATTCGGTCTGTTCCCTGTTTAAGCAGATGTCCCCGCGCGGAGGTCGATACTCTCGCCACGTCCACTGCCTCTGTGACTTCGCTTCGATATACGGCCGCGCGTTCGAACCGTTGGTAATCGAATCGCACTCGCCTGAATCGTTCGGCCCGTAGATATACGGAAGCCCGGTCCAAAGCTCATGCCAACGCGCCTGCCCGTTGGCGCCGCGAATCATTACCTTGCGGCCAGTCTTCTGATTGAGCTTCTTCGCCTCGCCTGCAGCGATAAGCTCGTCGCCTAAACCGATGTCTACACCACATACTCGCCGCCACGCCCGAAGTAATCGTAGGCGTTGACGAGCGCAACCGTTATCACAAACCCTTACGCACACTGAACCCGTCATCTGGCGGCGGCGCAGGCGCTCTCTCCCGCCATCCAATCGACTGGAGCCGATCCTTTACAGCCGCCAGAATCTGTTCTGCATCTTTCGATTCTTCTTCCATCTCTACTATTAGCAGCAGCACTTCCTCTACAACACTCACGCTCGCCTCCAATACTGCGCGGTCTCTTGCCTCGACCGCGGCAGAATCTTCTCAAGCTTGAACCCGCACTCCTCCATGATCTCGTAGACGTTGCACGTATTTTCTGGATAGTGCTTGCTGCGCATAACGCCCGACGCAAATTCCTCTCGCGCTGAGAATCCGAACACGACCAGATCATTGGCGGCGCGGGCCGAGTAACGCACGCCCATATCTGGAAACTTGAGTTTGTGACACACACCGAGCGACAGCACGATGTCGAACTTCAACACCGGAAACTCTCTCGCCAGCGCATTTAGGTCCGCGCGGATGAACCGCATCGGCAGTCCTGCACACTGCTTGCGTGCCACTTTTAGATGATCCTCGACATACTCAATGCCAACGACACCGCTGGCGCCGGCTCGCGCAAACTCACGGCCGATGAGACCTTCAGCCGTGCCGAGATCTAAAACGGACTTGCCGGCGCACTCCGCTAAGGCAGGCCCCAAGCCTTTGATCTGATCCTCGAGCGTGCGGTCTCCTTCCTGCACTCCTTCGATAGCAAACCATCCTTTAGGCAAGCAATCCTCGCATCTCTCCGCGCCGCATCTCGTCCAGCGTCCACTGATTATCGGCAAGGCAACTCGCCCACTTGCGCCGATCATCTACGGCATACGTCGCACAGCACTCTGGCGCGCACACCACCCACACGCCCTCCAGAAGCGCCGTCACGGCTGCGGCAGACGACCAAGTGACCAGCAGGCCTGCGTGTTTCAGATCATCCGCCAGGGGCCGTCCTATGCCCTTCCTGCGCAGGATGACGCGGTTCATTCCGTACTGCCGGCGAAGATTGGCAGTTACCCGTTCCCTCCATCCCGGATCGCCCATGATCTCCATGAACTCGTCGGACTGCGCTGCCACGACTACCGTCTCGCCGTCGCGCATTGGCTTTATCTGGATACCGAGTTCCGCGAAACGCTTTCCGTCCGACTCACCTATTCCCGTAGGCTGCAATCGGTTCTTTGCGATGCGAAAGTAACGCTCGCGCGCGCAATCAAACAGACTGTTGTCCACGTAGTACCACGTCCGCCCTTCCGCCTTCGCCTGATCCCAGACGTGCTTCCATGCCATCCGCACGCCGTAGAACACGACCTCCTGTGAATCGTCTAGCGGCTCGAGCACCGAACGAAGATGCCCGCCGCAGCCTTGAGCCACGGCAGACATGATGCGAACGCTTTTAGGCTTCCACGGCTCGACGAGACAGCAGATGCTCAAACGCCACGCCGCTTTGAATCTCCTCGACGTGCCATTGACTCCAAGCTAAGGCACACATCGCGTCGTATCGTTTCTGCGAATCGAGTTGGATCGAATCCAATCCCGGGCTGGATGCTGACTTCGCAATCCACGACGGGCTCTCGCACACGACCGGAATGCCTTTTACCAAAGCCTGAACCCCAGCGCTTGAACCCCAGATTACGCATGCGTAGGCACCCTCCAGATCGCGTTCTAGCGGCGTTTTAGGCGGTTCGTTTCCCGGATGGGGTCTTATCCGTATCGGGCGGTCCGAAAGCTTCCTGAGCCGTTCTGCCGCGTCCTGTGCCCACGTCGGCGCCATTGCTGTTCCAGGCCGGCCAAACGGGCGGTTGGGGCAGATAACGATTTGCTCGCCCGTAACTCGCCACGGCTCCAGCGCTACGCCTAAGGCTTGCCATCTTTCAGACCCTCCGACGTTCCATTTTCCGGAACCGTTATGCCCGCCGATCGCCAGCGCGAACCACTCGCGCGGGTTCTGGCTGTGCGGGGATATGCCTCCCGGGCCGAGGTAGCCGTTTTCAGCCACCACCACAACGCCGCCCCGCGCCTCGAAAGCTGTCGCCGTCTCATGTACGCCCAGATATCTGTTCCAGCAACATAAAACGTCCCCGGGACTGACGACTGTCGGCGGCCCTGCTATGTAGTCGTATCCGGCGGCCTTCAAGCCAGCGATAAACGCCTCATGCCGATAGACAGGAAGCGGCCGGATAAGACTCCACGCCCTCACGCAGCCGGCGTGTTCGCCGCGATAGCGTCCGCGAGTCCCTTCGCTTTCTGGTCGAGTTCAGTCGCCAACGCGATCGACTTCGCCCGATCACCCGCCGCATCCCGAACCTGGGCCGCTACACCCGTGATAAACGCGACCGCCGAATCCACTACGGCATTCATTTCCCCAACTTCCTTCTGCAGGTTGTCCATCTCGACACTCATGGTTTTGCTCCTTCGTTGATTGCTTGGGACAGTGCTTCGCGTTTTGCGGCAAGCTTCTTCCGCATCTCTTCGATCTTTTGTGAATCGGATATCAGCGTCTCGATCATGGCCTCAAGCCGATCCAGCCGCTCCTCAATCCTAGGCCACTGGATGTAGAGTTTGAATTTCAAAAAAGTCCTCCAGTCTTACCTTCGGAAACGCATTCAATGCTGTCCCCGGCGTTGCATTCAGGACTTCAATCCCGAGCTCGATCAGCTTGTTCTCGATCGAACTGAACTTCTGCGCGTAGCCGACGAGGTGATTCTCAAACGATGGCACCGGATGATCGCCGCCTGGGAAATGTGCCCGACCGTTGTCAAAGCGGTAATCGTATCCCAGAAGAATGATCCGCTTCGCACCGAGTAAGACAGCGAGATTTAGCGCCTGATAGCCGCTGTTGCAGCCTGTTTTCAGTCCCGTCGGATCAAGCGAGAGCCCCGTCGGATCGCCTTTATCCAAGTTCCGCAGAACGTGAACGTCGAGCGGAAACTCCACCTTCATGTGCTGCTCGATCGAAACCTTGTAAGCCGGCAGCTTCAACGCCTGCGGATTCCAGCCCCACCACCTCGCGTCAGCGGCGTAAATGATATCGGCCCACGGACAGAACAGGTATGCGTTGTTGACCGCGATCGTATTCAGGCTTCGAACTGCGTTGCACTGCTCCTGCGTAAGGCTCGGTCCGCTTCCGATCAGCGCAACCGTTTCACCTTCCCACTCTCTAAGAACCCTAGAGAACCCATCCGCAATCCGGACGATCACTTACCTTTTCCGTCCTTGCCATCGCGACCTTTTTTAGCGATGAGTTTCCACGGTGATGTGCCGCCGTGGTTGTATTTCGGCTCGATCATTGTCTTGTCCTCAGTGCAATACCAGGACTCCCCGCCCCAAGTGACGATGTCGCCCTTGAAGTATTCCTTCTCCGCGAGGTAGATCCCCTGATACTGGATCGAGCCGGTCTGATACGACCGCACCCACGGCGGGCCGGAGGTATAACGCGTCGTTTTGATGATCGTGCGGCCGTCTTCCGAGATTTCCTCTGACTCGTCCGCTATGCCGTTTAAAACGACCTCCCAGCCACTCTTCTCGACTTCAGCTAGGTTGATAGCATCCGTGTCCCGGAAGGCCCGTATAAGCCCGCCTGCGTGCCGTGCGTAGGTGTTTCTGGCATACCGTCGTTCCGGATCGACACCGGAGAGGATCTCGAGCTGCGGAGCGTCTTTGCCGTCGCGGCCCGCCTCGCCCTTCGCGCCGTCGATCCCGTTCTGCGGACGCGGAATCGAAGCCATCGCCGCGGCAACCATATCATCCACCATGCGCTGCACTTGTTCCGCTTCGACACTCTCGCCGTCTTTTCCGGGATCACCAGGCGGACCCGCAACAGGGGCGGGTATGCTGTCTATAACTGACTCGACTCGCTGAACTAGACCAGCCTTGAACACGTTTAGATCGCCGATTGCCTCTTGAACGATAGGCAGCAAGTCTTCTAGAGAAACGCTCGTCCCATCTTTTCCATCCGCCCCGGGCGGTCCCGCAACCAGCGCGCGGCTCTCGAGCGCGTCTATCCGATCCGCAAACGACTGCATGCTCCGCCCGACATACACCTTCACGGCGTCCAGCATCTGCATTCCGAGGTCTTTACCTGACGCCATCAATGAAGCCCTCGGAAAGTTATCAACATCAGGCAACCGACAAGGTGACGCGCTCTTCCAGCGTTCGCGGCGTAGAGGTAACAATCCGCCACGTCGTTATGTAGAGCACGTTTTCAACGCCGCCAATCAATAGATGCGAGACAATATTTCCGTTCACCGATGTAATGCCGGAAAGCATTACGCTAGCGTTCGGATCAGCCGCAAGATTCTTCGATGTAATGAATACCTCGGCACTCGCGATCGTCTCGCCATTGGCCAGGACGCGACTCCAGTCCGTCCCTGCATACACGCGTTCGGCAGGATGCTTGGTCGGGAAGCTCATACTCGATGCACCCAATCCCGACGGCCTACCATCGATACCCACGGCCGTTCTTCAACCATCTGCGTCCAATTTCTAGGCATCACGAGAGACAGCCAATCTTCATCAGGCATAACAAAGCCCGTCGTGTCTACAATCGTCACGAGGCTGTCCCCGGCTTCCTGCACACTGAGGCTTGCGCTAATTGCTGCCGTACCTGATGCGACAACAATGTCGCCCGCCTCGATAACGGCCATGACCGCCGCCATGCGGACGGTTGAGGCCGAGACAACTGAATCTCCAGCTTCTGTAACGCTGACGCTTGCCGCTGACTGACCATGATCCGCAGCTGCGGAGATCGCGTCTGCTGCCTCTGTCTTGCTTAGGGCGGCGCGGTTCGCAATAGACGCTGTGGCGCTGACGGTATCGACATCTGTCGCCGCTACGTTTGCCCTGTTCGCAATCGTCGCGGCTGCGCTGATCGTATCGACATCGCCTACCGATACGACTGCGGCCACTGCATTCGTCGTCGCCGACGTGATACTGTCGTTTGCTTCTACGATCGACGCATTCGCGATCGTCTGCTGCACCGTCGATGCAATGATCGTATCGGCCGCTTCGGTCTTCGACAGCGCTGCCGCAATTGCCAGCGTGCCCGCAACCGTTTTCGTATCGGCTGCTTCAGTTACAACACTCGTCGCAGCGATTGCCAGCTTCGCCGCGGCGCTAACCGTATCGGACGCTTCCGTAACCGACAGCGTTGCCTGCCGCCCAGTGCTTAGAATCCGCAGTCCAGACCACATCGGATCCCAGGCCGATGCGTGTCCCGGCGGTCCTGCGGCCTCTGCTAACAGAACATCCGTTGACTCGGTAATCGAGACCGAAGCCGTGATCGGGTGCGTCGCCGCGCTGGTGAGCGCATCGCCGGCTTCTGTAACCGCTACCTGCGCGGTATTGCCAACGATCCCTTCGACCTCGACCCACGTAACGACAGCACGCGTCGTTGCTGGATTGGTTCCCGCAGACGAGATCGTGTCGACAGCCTCAACGATCGCTGCGCTGGCGACAATACTGTTCGCCACTGCTGCCGCAATCGTATCCGCTGCTTCGGTAATAGTCGCGGATGCCGTAATACCGACATTGCCTTCTACTTCTGCCCAAGTTACTACCGCCTGCACCTGGGCCGATTGCAGCGTCGCGACAATGGTATCTGCCGCTTCGGTTAATGCTGCAGTCCCAGCTATGGCGTTCGTCGCCGCCGCAGCCTGCGTATCAGCCGCTTCGGTGATGCCCGCACTCGCCGCAAGCGCCAGTGCCGCAGCACTCGATATCGCATCCGCCGCTTCGGCAATGCCTGCGTTCGCTACAATCGCCGCCGCCGATGTTACTGCGCCAGTGTCACTCGTCTCCGTCCGTGAAAGCGCAGCGACGTTGGCATTAGTCGCTGCTGCGTTGATCGTGTCCGCTGCTTCGCTTACCGCAACCGACGCGGTAATCCCGCCGCCGATTGTCGCAGTAATCGCATCGGCAGCTTCGGTTACTGATACCGTCGCCGCAATCGCAACCGTAGCGGCAATACTCTTTGTATCCGCCGCTTCTGTTATTGCTGCCGCCGCAACCGCCGCAACCGCGGCCGCGGATACAACCGTGTCACCGGCTTCTGTTTTGGCCGCCGTCGCAACGATGGCCGCCGTAGCCGCCGACGCTACGGTGTCAGCTGCCTCGCTAATCGCAACGTCTGCTGTAATTCCTGTGTTACCTTCAACTTCGACCCATGTCACTACCACCTGCTGGCTCGGCACCGTCGCCGTTGCCGCAATCGTATCCGCCGCTTCCGTAAGAGCCGCGGTCGCCAGATTGAGAAAATCCGGCGTGACCAGCGTGTACGCGCTGCCGACCCTGAAATCGACGTCTTGCGTGGTGCCGCCACCAGCAGACGTAACCTCAATCCCAACGTTGACGAATAGATACTCGTTCGTCAGATTTTTCGTGGCACCAGGAGACCACGTAACCGTAACCGTCGTGTCTGCGGACGTCGACAAGTTCGCGCTGGTCGCCGCCGATGCTACGCGAGCAGATGTGAGCTCTACCGGACTCGTGCCATTCTGGTTCGCTGACCTCCAGACGCGAACCGCTAGTTTTAGCCTGCCTGTAAAAGCCGCTGTGACTGAACGAATGCCAAAGGTGAACGTCCAGTCGGTATTGGCGAACGTGCCGGTAATTGCGTTTTCAGACCGCCAGCAATCTCCTATAGTCTGAGACGGTGCGGCCGATGGCTGAAGGGTCGTTCCCCAATTGCCACCTGTACGCGAATACTCTGTGCCTCCGGTCTGAATGCACGACTGCCCAGTGACATTCGTTCCCGCTACCCACCCCGTCGTCGTTGTGGCTGCGGTCGGAGCCGAACCACCGTCCTGCAATGACCGGTGCAGCGTTGCACCAGTCGGAACTGCGTCCTTTAAGTAATAGGTTTTCGCCGCCACGATCTACGGGTTCGCGCAGAACTCGACGAACAGGTTGTCCCTATCCGTGATCGCAGTGAATGCCGCTCCGCTTACTGTCTGTTGCGCTATTACAGATCCAGTGCCAATGTCGCTATGCGTCCAGATTCCACGTTCAGTGGTGCCTTCCAGCAACCGCGCCCGCAGATTCAGTACACCCGTTCCGCCTGTTTCAGACTTGTAATACTCATAGCGAAAGGAGAGCGAGGTTGGCGTAATCGTAAGGTTATTGAGTCCGAGCTTGCAGACATCCGCTACCGGGTTCACGCCCGATATGATGTAACTTGATCCGATCGGAGATCCTGCTTCATTTACCGCCGTGTGCAGATCGCTGCCACCGAGATTCGTCAGCCAATTACCCGCTGCGCTCGTCGCATCGGGCCGCATGATTGTGACGGTTCCGCCCAAATCAAGCGTCGGGTTGTCTCCGGCGTCAAACGTCGCGCCGCTGTTCGTATAAGTGCCAGCCCCGCTTATCAGGCTTTCATAATCTACTATCGCACTAGCGTGGACGAGATTTGGCGCTTTCGTCAGGAGATCTGTGAGGTCTGTCGAATCGAGCAGAACGTTATAGGCGCAAGCATGCGCGAGATTTCCTTCCCATGGCTGGGAAAATGATCCGCTCAGCATCCGCGATCCAACTACCAGCCGGTCGAAGGTCGGCGTCTTGGTCGAAGTCTGCGCAGACCCAGACGTGCTATTCACGCGGGCAATCCGGCTCGACGTACTCGCGGCCAGCACGACTCCTAGGTTCCAGACGCCAGGAGTGAAAGATGGGCCAGTCGCAAATGTCTCCGACCCGGTCTCTCTTATCGTGAAATAGAAAACGTTATCGTTCCACGGCTCGAGGCCACCGTAGCTATCCGCGCTCGAGCTTCCCGGCCCGAACGCTGTCCCGGCCCAAGATCCCTTGAACCAGATCACGAGACTGTAAGGAGCCGTCAGCCCCGCAATTGTCTTAACAAGATGGCTCCCGCCGTCGAAGATCGCACTCATTTCTTTAGTTCCTCGGGAGCACAGCCCACTTCGGGCAGGTTTCTTTATCGCCAATCACGTCATATCCGTTCGTCTTGACCCAATCCCACGCTGTATCACCTCCTGTGTATTGCGCGATGAACGATGCTGCACACGTCGCTATATAGAGGTAGGCGTTATCGATGTTGCTCGCGTCATACCCCAGCCAGTCCGTTGCTGTTTTCGATTGATCCGTTGACAGCGCCCACGTCTTAACGCTCGACCACGCACTGAAGAACGCGCCGGAGTCGAGCGGACTCGGTCCGGTCGCTTGGCGGTAATCACTGATCTGATACGGATTGAATCCAGCATCCGTAACCATCCCGGTCATCCAGTCACAGAGCCAGTTCAGCCAAGCATCCGACGCGTAACCCATCTCTTTTGCACGTCCCGCCGCGTAGATATTGAAATTCACCATCCACGGAGATTGACCGCCGCCCACGGAAGCATTAACCACCGGCCGCATGTCCGAGTTTTTCTCGACCATATGCAGCGGGTTCGTGTCAGGGAACGGCGTGAGGTCATGCTGCCACGTCCATTGCGTGTTCGCGTGGAACGTGCCCGTCGTTATGCCAAACCTGCCCTCCAGCGTCGCGAGAAGATCATCGATCATCTGCTCGAAGTAAGGCTTCATCGGATCGGTGTCCGGCGACCAGAACGCAACAAGGCAGCGGTTCCGAAGCTGCCAAGCCCAAGAGCGGACCTGGCTCATTATCCCGCCCTCTGCCCCTGTCGGACCGCGCCCATAAAAGGCATCAGTCGGGCCTCCATTAGAGAAATGCACCAGAGCCGCGGCCCACATTTGCATCTGCTCAAGGTAGAACGGATCTCCGGTCAAGACGTATTGGGTAGAGAATGCATCTGGTGTATGTGCGTTGTCCGGCTCCCAATCGCCGTGCGCGGCTTGCGAGCCGATGACTTTTAGTGCATCGCCGGTGACTCCAGCGTCGAGGGTATTCGCAACGATGACGGTAGTCTTACGGTCCGTCGCTGAAATCGGTAGGCCAAAGCCAGTCCCGGAGTTCACTGTGTCCGAACGCAAAAGCCGCTTCGTCGTAATGCTTTCCCTGAAGTGCAGCATCCACGACCCGGCGAGGTCGGCTTGGCCGAGTGCGAGCTCCCGCATCCGATAGTCGCCGGTGTAGAGCCACAGGGCTGTCTGGGTCGGCATCGGGCCAATATCCAATCTCCCGCCCGTATTCGCCATGAAGGGAAGCCAGAGTCCCTCGTCGTAAATGTCCTTCGGTGCGGCAGTCCACTCCGTATACCGATCGCTCAGTGTCCCTTCGTCTGGCACGAGGTCGGTATCGAAGTTAGCGAACGCGTTCGCGTCTTTGAGATACGAAAGGTTGTGATTGAAATTCACCTGAGTGGCAGGAGCGGTCCCAATCCAGAACCGCTTGATCCACCGCGTTCCGAGATACATCACGAAACTGGATTTCGTGTAAGCCGTGGTCGGAGACGCACTCCCTTTGGTAATCGTCAGCGTCGTTACGCTGAGATCGCCCAAGGCTTCCGCGTTCGACTGCTCACAGATCGCCGAGACCTCAACCTTGTTCAAGTCCTTCCAGAACGTCGCGACGAAAATCGGTCGCGCCGGCACGCTGCTCCACGTCATGTCATACGCATGACTGGAGCTATGATCGGCAATGATGACCGTCGTCGCGATTTGGTTAGCGCACCAGACGGTGTACTTGTCAGCGGTCAGCATCGTGCGCGCCGATGCGGTATGCGTAACACCTCCCACCGTCATGCTAATTACGGCGTCAAAGTCGAACGCCAGCATTTCGCTCTTCGTCAGCGCCGTATTCGACTCGGCCTGATTCTGGAACGTGAGCGCCTTCGCCACGTTGTTCGTCATCGAACCCACGACGGTCGAGAGGATCGCGTGTTTGACCGATCCGTCTCCCCACCGGCTTTTAACGTCTGAGCCAGTTGTCTGCGAAACGCCGTCGATCAGTACCTGCGGCGCATTCGCTATCTCGCCTTGCGCAAAGACCCGAGCAAAGCGCAGCGGGTAATCCGTTACCGTGCTGCCGGATACATTCTTAAGCGTTGCCGTGTTCGCGGCGTTCGGGGCACCGCCACCAGACCCGTAAAGCGCGGCAACCTGACTCGCCGCAATCGCCGCAGACAGCAACTTTAGGTGAAGCGCCCGAATGCGACCGCCGATACGTTCGTTCCGGTCGTCACTTTCCACGCGCCAGCAGTGGACCGTGTGTTACCCAAGTACACGAAGAACGGAACGAGCGCACTGACGGATGAGGTGCCGCCTGTAAAAACAGTAATCGCGCTGCCCGCACCATCTTTGATCGAGACCGCGCCTGGTGACGTCGTTGCAGGAACGACGAGAAGGCCCGTCAGCATGTCTCCCGTCGCTCCCGTCGCCCCGAGCGCCTGATCGGTCGCAGACGCAGCCACGGTCTCGTAATGCCCGCCCTGCGAGACCACCGGCAACGGATTGGATTGATCGACCTGCGTCGCAACGCCAGCTCCGCCGTATTCGAGCTTGTAATGCGGATGCTTCTTCGCGTCTCCAACATCGGTCGCACGGAATATCGCTCCGTCCGCCGTTCCGGCAGAGACTTGGATGTCGTCAGCCATGATCTACGATCAGGCGTTGCCGGCCGTTAATGTGAACGTGTTCACGGTAACAACCTGCGCAGCTGCGATCGAAGTATTATCGACGGTCATATCGCCCCCGCCGCCCGTCGCCGTCACGGTGCCCTGTATATGGCAAAGCGACGGACTGCCAGCGACGAAGATGCGGAAGTAGCCGATCGTTCCAGAAGCCACTCCGGTCGTCGTCCACGTACCAGTCTTAGCAACTGCACCGGCAGCCGCTGTAGCGAGCCAGTCCGAAGGCAACGATGCGGTTGCGAGCAATGACCCGCTCGAGGCTGTTGACGTGCCGGCGGGTGGACTCCCGGACCACAACTCGAGAATCGGAGTCGTTCCGATCGTTGTTTCAATCGTTGCCATCTTCGCGGTGCGGACTTCTACTGAATATTGGAGCGCCATATCATTACCTCGTCATGTTGGCCGCATCGTCCGACAGGCCGCGGCAGAATGTATCTACGAACTCGTTCAGATCGAACTCCGCATCCTTGCCGTCTCGACCATCCTTCGGCATCGGCATAGATTTGATCGCGTCAGCAACGGCCACGTTGATGAGCGGCTGCACGTCGTCAAGGCTTACGCTGGTGCCATCTGCTCCAGGCGGCCCCTGAACGCTCTGGCCGTCCTTACCCGCTGGCCCCTGCGGCCCGACTAACGGCTCACGCTTCTCCAGCGTCTCCAGCCTCTGCCCCAGTCCCTTGATCTGCTCGCCGAATGCCCCGACCGAGCGCGCGACATACTCTCGAACCTGCAGGACGATCTGATCGCCCAACGCGGCACCGTCAAAGAGTTTCAAGCGCAAGGCCTTTCGTCAGTCTGTCCATAAGCGCTGCGGCCTCTTTTGCTGCGTCTGCCGGTGCGTCTGCCGGTGCGTTGTCGGGTGGCTGCGGCGCTGGCTGCGGCTTGGCTGCTGCAGGCGCGAAGGGATCTTCTTTCGCATCACGTTTAGCGAGGGCCGCGAGTGAATAGTTTTGTTGCTGTAAATAGCAACTGTCTCCACCCGGCACAGAAGGCAAGTTCTCATCGAACCGCGCTTCATCTATTTGCTTGATGCCGGCCCCGGTCAACATTGCATGAACTCGAGCGCGCGTCTCGCCGTCCATCCGGAGCAATCCCTCAAGATCGAGTTCAACGTGATAACCGCTCGGCAAGCTCAATCCTTCTTCCAGGAGCAATTCAATATCCTCAATGTGCTTCTGAAGACACTCGCTGTAATACTCCTGGTTGTATTGCGCCGCATTGGCCACCGTCGGATTGCCAGCGCCTATCTTGTAAAGAGGCATCTTAAACGGACGCGCACAGTCTTCAACCGTCCACCGTTGTTGCTCGATAAGCTGCGCTTGTTCGGCGGGAATCGTGAAAGCTTCGTATTTCAGTCCGTCTCCAGAAACGAACGTGCGCCCGAGGTTGCGACCGCTATAGGATTGCTCCCATACCTGCTTCAGTCTTGCTGCGGTTTCATTATCTATCTTGTGCGGAGCGGTCAGCATCCCGGACGGTCGACTCATGTTTTCGAAGAACTGCGCCGAGTTATTCTGAATACGGCGTCCCTGTGTCGCTGAGATGCTCGCTGCGTACAGCGGAGAAATCCCCACTAGAGGATGGAACAACGTTTTCATCCGGTCGTGAATGATTTCGGACGCGGGAATTACAGGGTGATTTTTTTGCTGAGGCGACTCCGGATCCGGGTAAACCCGCGCGAGACTGTCTGCGGTCACTTGATACAAAACCTCGCCGTCACCCGTAACCATCGGCGTTACCGACCGCGAGTCCAGCACGTACATCTCAGTGATAATTCCCCTCAAGTCCCGCTCTTTGTAAACATACGTGTTGCCGTAGATGAGCTTTGATGTCATCCACTGGGACAGAAATTGAATGCGGGTCTGATACGGATTCGGCTTACGCAAGACCGGCAGGAAAGGTGAACCCTGCGTGATCTCCTCCCAGATACCATTCACGTCCTCGCACAGCTTGATTCTTAGCTTCGCGATGTCGTCTGAAATGATAGAAATGCACGCGTCGATCGTGCTGAAACGTAGAATGTTCTCGGTATGATCTATCGCTATGTCGCGCTGCCACGCCCCAGCAAACGGCTCGAGGATCGGGCCAAAGACGTTGCTCATCCAGTTAGAGACCGGAGCTGCATATTCCTTGGTCACTAACTCGCCGGACGGCCCCATCTCGAGCGCGGCCTTCATCGGAAAAAGCGCCATCTATTCTTCGGCCTTCATGTCGCGGCGGTTATAAGTCCGCTTCGGTTTTTCCTGAACGTCCTCTGCATGCCCAATGGTGCGGAATACCTCGGCATCCTTCTCCGAGTCCGCATCGAACTCGTCGCCCGATTTGATCTCGCGATTGAGGTAACGGCCGGGAAAATCCCGCAAGGCTTTCATTCTTGGCATAAGACGCTCAGAAAAAAGGCCGGCGAGAGAGGGACGCCGGCCAAACTGCGTGAGGAACGCAGGGGAGGATCTGTTACACGTACGCCGCAGCTTGGATAAACGCTGCAGCTTGCGTGCGGGCTTTGGCCCAAGTGATAAAGCGGATTGCGCGCACCGCCAGCGAGTCGGTCTGGAACATCGACACGACCGTCGTCGGCGCCGTGCTGGACGTGCTCTGGTTCGTTGGGTTGTCCAAAAGCTGGATGCTCGCCTCGTTCGATACCGAGATCGTCACCCCGCCTTCGTCCGCCAGGAAGATCGCGCTCGGGAAAATCGCCACGATCATTTCGCCATACTGCGGCGAGCCCGACACATTGGCCAGAGACGACACGACGACCGGCCGCCCGAAGAACGTACCACCGTTGACCGACATGCCCGGGTAATTCTGCTGGCCCAGAGAATTCAGGCTGAGTGACAGCGCCAGGGCAGTGCTCGCCGACATGACCCACACGACCTCTTGAACGTCGAGTTCCGCTGCGATCGCAGTCGAGAACAGCGTCTTGATGTCGGCCGCCATATTGGCGTAGGCCGTTCCCGTCGGCGTTACCGGAGTAAGACCGTAGGTGATCGCCGCCGGGCTCACATTAGCTACACCACCATAATTCGGGTTAATGAATTGCGTGTCGACGGTGACTTGGACCGCCCGCGCCAGTTCATTACGAACCAGCAATTCAGCCGACGGCGAGGAGCTCATTGCAAGTTCCTGCGTGATCGAAGCCAATCCCGCCGCCTTCATAATTCCGAGCGTGGCCGAGCCGGTCGTCATCTTCGAGACAGGAATCGGCAGACCCTGCCCCACCCAGTAACCCGTGGTCCCGCCCGTCGCTGAACCGACCCGAACATTGAACGGCACCGGAATCATTCCCGGGATCCGACCGATGATCGTTTTGGGCCTCAGGAATTCGATGAACTGGTTCGCGATGTTCTGCGCATACACCAGTTCCGACGCCCAGCCGGTCGTCGTCGTATCGCCTGCCGCTACCGCGGTCTTGGCGACCAGCGCCAGCTCGGGAGAAGTGTCCATCCACCCCTTATTGTTCTGGATGATCGCGAGCGCTTCGCTCAGATTACCGCGCGCCCTGACTTGCGCCATCACCCAGCGCCCCATCGTCTGGCCCTGCTCGAGATTCGCCTTGACAAACTGGATGCCGCTGTTCTGACGGACAGGAACACTCACGCCGGCCGGCATATTGATGCCGACGTCCTGCGGGAGCGCTTGAACCGGCGCCGCTTTGGCCAGTTCCAGCATGCGTCGTACGCGAACGATCTGATCGTCGACCGCCTTCACTTCCACGTCGAGCGTGTCGAATTCGTTCTGCTCTTCCGGATTGAATGTCTCGCCCCGGTCGGTTGCTTGTTTGTCGATTTCACCCATACGGGCGATGTCGGAGGCGCGCTTGGCTTCCAAAGCGCCCAGTCTTTCTGCGTTTGTCATGATTTGCCTCGGGATAATTGAAATAGAAACTGACTTGCGTCCCGAAGCGCCGGGAGATTTAGTCCAAGACGTCGATACCGTCAGTTCGTCAGTGCCAAGCGCGGCCAGAACCGACTGATCGATGCTCTTGATGGAAAGGATTGATGCGTCCTGATTTGCGGGAACCGTCACCAGCGACAACTCGAGGACTTCGGTTTCGAGGAATCGAAGCCCGCCGTCCTTCATGCGTTCGACCGCGTCGTGGATCGGACGAAAGCCAATCGACACGCCGCGGATAAGTCCGAGTTTCACCGACTGCCAAGCCTCATCGAGCCGGTTCTTCACCGGACCGTCTTCAGCGGCAAATATCTCGGCTTCGAATTCAACGCCGGCCTTCGTCGGTCGCTTGAACCGCGCCTGCCCGACCGGCTGCTTTGAGTCGTGATGCAGGAGCAACGGCAACGGATTCTTGAAGTGCACGCCCAGCGGCTCGACAATATCGCCCATGCGATCGGCCGTCGGCGTCGTCGCCATCCCGAAAAGCTGGCGTTTGCCATCGTCGAACGTCTTTACCTCGAGAACGGCATACGCTCGATCCATAGAAACTCCAGACGAAAAAAAAGCCCACCGAAGTGGGCTAAGGGATGGACTGCGAAAACTGCTAAATTACGAAAGCGTCAAACGTCCTGCGCATTGGTTCCGGATTCATCGACATGAGCGCGACTGCATCCAACAAGGCCATCAACGGATCGATCTTGGCCGAACCTGACGCCTGCTTCGTGATGAGAATGGCATTGCCTCTCGGCTCGACCTTCGCGTTGCCCACGCACCACGCCATCATTGCGGATCCGCCGTGGTGAAAGGCACCCTCGGCTAACTTCCGCTCGGTCGTCTTTATGGCCCCATTCATGCGCCAGCCCTGCGGAATGCCGACAATGCGCTCGGGCTCAATCTCCAGCGCGTCCAGAATCGCACCGATGCCAGCTTGGTCAACGCCAATCTTAAAGAGTAAGCCCGACGCTTCGACCTTATCCACGATGCCCACGAGCTCGTCCACGTCCTCGCCGATCTGATCCACTAGTGTGAGATCGCCGTCCTTCTCAAAGTCGTGGAACCGCGCGGCCTCAATCTTCCGCCGCTCAAGCACCGACGGATGCGCCCACGCATGACCCCAGTGCAGCCAGTTGCCGGTCTCCCGCTCCCGCCCGACCACCGCGAGCCCTAACAGGTCATCCAGCCCGCCGCCGTCAATCCCGATCGCCACCACCTCGCAGCGGCTCAGGAGATCGTCCAGGCTTAAAAGCGTGCCCTGCGTCTCCCAGAAGTCAGCCCCGGCCCAGCGGTTCGAACGCAGCGCTAGCCCGATCTCGACGTTCAGATGCTTGGCATAGAAGCCAATCAGCGACTCCTCGCCCGCCTCGTCTGCCTTCGCCAGTTCGCGTACCAGAAACTCTTCGTTGACCGATGCCCCGAGGTTGGGGTTCGTCACGAAAAACCACTTGCGATCGCGGTAATCCTTATCCTTCAACATCCGGTCCGGCCAGTCATAAAGCACCGGCAAAAACCGATTGTCCTTGATCCGACCGTCCCTGACCCCTCGCGCATAGTCCAGCTTCTGCTTGAACACCCCAGCCGGCGCTTCGTCCGATTGAGTGGTCAGGTAGATGACGAAGCCTTCCGGTCTTGAAGCCAGCCCGCCCATCGCCTCCCGGAACATGTTCTCGGCGTTCGGCCGCTTACCGAACTGCCACAATTCGTCGACCAGGATCCCCGTCGCCTTCTTGCCGCCGACCGTCTCGTTCTCCGCGGCGACAACCTTCAGACTCGCCCCGTTACGGCGACTCGTAATGGTCCGGTAATGCTCCTGCACGTGGAACAGCGCCGACAGCTCGGCGTCCCGCTTCACCATGTCTCGAGCCGGGTAAAACGAGTTATTCGCGATTTCGATCGTCGGCGCCAAGACCAGGAACTCCGCCGACTCCCGCCAGTTCCGGACCAAGGCAGTCAGCATGATCGCCGCGGCCGTCGTGCTCTTGCTGTTCTTCTTCGACACACTCAGCATGAATTCCTGAATGTGCTGCCGGCCAATATCGGGCTCATACGCCCCGAATATCGCACTCACGAAATCCTTGATCCACGGCCGGCAGATCGCACCCATCATCGGGCTGCCCGCCACGTCCGCCACCCGGAGCTCGTTGAATACCGCTAATGCAGACTCAGCCGACTCCGGAAACAACGGCCCGAACGGGATCAGCGACTTACCGGCGAGGATGCGTGCTTCCCAGTCTTTGCAACTCGTCGACCAGTCCACCTCAGGCCACTAACCTAGGCACTACCTGCGGCGCAAACCGCCCCGTCCCAGCCTCCTCGGCAGCCTTCTCCACCTCTTCCTTCTTCCCACCCTCACCCCTCTTGGGGTGCACATACTGCGCAGCCGCTACCGCCGCCCGGATCCGCGTATTCGCGTCTAGTTTCTCGTCATTCATGGCGGTAAGCAGGAATTCTAGGGGCGTCTGGTTCCCCGGCATCCCGTTCAACTCCACCTTCGGCTTCGGCTTCCTGCCGGCCCCAGGTCTAAAGCCACCTTTCGGCATGTCTATGATTGTTTCTGATTAACGGAGATTTTGTCCGGATGTG